GACCTTCAGCTCTAGTAATAAACGTATACGCTGTTGGTGTTGTTGTTATTCCTGAGATACTTTCTACTATGTTAGAGTCTAGTCCACCAAAATAAAGCTCTACGATATTAGTAAGTGTTCCTCCGGTATCTTGTAAAACGACGTCAACCTCATAAAGATACTCCGTACTGTACGGATTGTCTCTTGAAAAGAAGAACGCATCTATTTCAGCTGTGCCTATGATAAGGTTTTGAGTCACTCCTGATGAGTTATAGAAATTTAAACCGTTAGTCGGATCAATTCTCCATTGGTAGTTTGTATTAAGAGAAGCTGTAAGGGTAGCTGTAGATGGTGATGCTATAGATCCTGTGAAGGAGCTGGTTATGTGTAGTCCATATTGCGATGTCCACAAACTAGTCTGCAGTCCTAAAGATGATGATAGTATCACAGATTGTGTGAATGCTAACGATCCCGTAAATGCTCGACCACCATACACGTCAATGTCGTAGTTAGTGCCCCCTTGATTTGAGACTTCACTAAATCTACTGTCTAAGATGGTTGGGTTAAGGGCTTCGTGATAATCATATCTGCTAGATGTTATCATGTATGGAGCTGAAACACTCGATCCAGTGCCGTATCGCTCCCAAGTCATAAACACGTATTGAGATCCTAAAACACGAGTATCTCTTCCGTATTGTGAAATACCCATATCAAGCGACGTAAATAAACTACCACTCGTACTTGGGTTGTTTGCAACGCCAAAGTTGTTAAATTGATTGGCAAAACTCTCATCAAACGTTGGTGCAGTTTCAACTTCTGTCCCATCTATTACGACAAAGTCAATCTCCACTTCATCAAAGTCTGGGGTTACATCTATGCCCTCTCTTGGTGCTTGGAAGTCGTACGTAGGATAATGAATAACGTCGTTGTACTCTGCTACCCTATGCTGCTCTCCGCTTAGAGTTATGTAGTCACTCTCATCACCACCTATTGTACCCTCCTTAACGTATCCATTATTTGCCCAATATGGCTGATCTCTAAATGGTTCACCATCACCATCCTGCACAAATCCTCCAGGTGTCCAGATAGCTTCTGGTCCTACATCTATTGTTGTGTCATATTGGAGCTCTTCCTTTGTCGGTACTGTAGATCTTACTTTTGCTCTTTCAATTATTGTTGGTTCGATTACTAAGCCTACTTGGGTATTTGCTCTGTACGGTACAAACTTCTTTATTATCTGAAATAACGACGAATCAAAATAACGTATAAGCCTAATGTAATTTTGAGCGTTGTTTCGTCCAAAAATAAACTTCCTACTCCATTCCCATTTTAGCTCTCGTAGATCTGGATACTCGTCTAATGTCAGGTGACTAGGATCTCCAATGTAGTCATCTATACTTATTCCACCGAAGTGTTCAGCAATATCCTGATTGATTTCATTTTGTGGTGAGAAGTAAATCCCCAATCGTGGACTATCTGGTGGTTGACTGTCTGACAAACTCCTTTGCACACTATTATCTCTGTAAAGCTGTCGATTGCCACCAATAGTGTTGCTTCCAGCTGTAAAGGTGTTCTCTATTCTTATCTTATTACCTACACTTCTGTTACCTCCTAGGTCAGGCCACTCGAGGGAATGACGCTCAACTATTGGTGTGTATACTGGTGCTAGTGATCTTAAAAAGAGTGCGTTTTTATCCGATCCGTCGTCAAACTTGAGGTTGAATTGGTTTGGATGTTGTGATGGAAAACTAGAAGTATCTGCGTAATTGATTCGCCTATTATCGGAACCCAAACACAATCTAAAAGCAAGATCATAATAGCTAGACGTACTACCAGTCATCACTTCGTCTGTGTTTCCTTGGAAGCTTGTAGGAGCTAATGCATGATTGTCTAATATAGCATCTTGCAATGTCTCGCTCCAATACCTAAACTCCTGCACACTACCCGTTAAGATAGTCATTGAAGCTGAGTTGGCAAATGTAAACGATCCAGAGCCTGGAATCCATAGATACCCCGGTGTTATATATGAATCGTTGTATGAGCTACTCGTGTTTCCGTCAATAAATAAACTGGCAGTGTGTGTGTAAACCACCTTATCGTAGTTTACCCTCTTGGCGACTAGTGTATAAGTTTGGTTATCCGAGTTAGTGTCTGTTTTATTCTCTCTGAGAAGTGTTAAACTCCAGAACGCGTTATCGTAGATAGAAGAGCTAACACTTGCTGTAGCCCATCCAGCACTACCACTGAGGTAGAAACCTATGTACTCGTCACTACCGCTTGTGTGAGCTTTTACTAACCACTGATCTGGAACCTCCATGATGCGCTGTTCCTTAGTTTGGTTTTTGGCCATTCTAAACCTCAGCTGCGTACTCATTGGCATCAACCCATTTTCAGACAAAGCTGTCCATGGAACTCGTATCAATTCACTCGGATCATCGTCACCATAGGAGGCTGATCCATATGTTCCGTAGCCATATAGAGCGTAGGATGCACTGTCTAATCCGTTGTAACCTACATTTAGAGCGTAATTAAATCGCTCATACTGTAAGTCTGTCTTTGAATCAAAGTCAGGTTCAGCTCCACCATACTCTCTTATTCGTAGAATTGTTTGAGGAATACCATAGCAGTTGATCAGCGCTCGAATACTCCTTTCTGTTCCTTTTGTTTTAAGTAAGAATGGTAGATTGTTTATTATTCGCTTCCAAATTTCTTTAGTTCGGTCATCGCTGGTTGCATCCCATTGAGATTGTGCTGATCCAGTTGCATCTGTTCCTAAGGTGTAAGCCCACAACTCATCCAAGGAGTTTCCATTATCAAAGTCTAATCCTAAAGTCTGAGCTACATTAAAAATTAAATCACGACTAAATCCTTCATAGATAGACTGCTGTCTGTCTGTTGGTAAAGTTATCTGCTTAATGTAAAGTGTTAGGATATCAAAGTAATGTCCTATCATATGTGTGAATAGAACATACTCGTCATTTGATACATCCTCTAATATGTGGGACGGAATTAGCTTGTATAGTGCCTTATCGTTATTGTTATCAAACAAACTCGCTGACTGTGCTATACCTTCGTACCAACTCTCAACCTGAGAAGATGTTACCGAATAGTTAACATACGGTTTTGTTGAGTTTTGTTTTGGCCAAGTTGACGGATAAAATTCACCATAGCTGCTTGACTCATAACTAGCCGATTGGTAGTAAAGATACTTCTCATAAGAATCAAAGCTACCTATTAGTGCTGCCTTTTTAGTCTTTGCGTTAATAACATTTGTCTGAAACGCCTGACTACTGGAAACGCTACTGCTTGGTAATGCGTTTAGGTTTGTAGTAAGGTCTGCAATGCGAGAGTCGTAGCTCTCAATCAAGGACATCTTGTATTTGAAGTTCTCTAGTCGCTCAACTGCCGATCCAAATGTTATGTGATTTTCAAAACTTCTGTAATCTACATTCAGCTTTATTCCTTCAACAAAAGAACTACTTAGTAGTTGATTAATTATTCCTTCTGTTGTTGGTCGATTGCTGGATAAAATATCATCCCAATCCTTATACGGGGTCGTTACTGTTGTTTGTAACTTACTTAGTACGTCCCAGTTTGGACCGCTAATTCGAGTCTCTTTTCTAACCGGTTTAGGTGGTATTAGTGTTATTGAGTCTCCTATAGGATCACTAACTTGTTGCGCTATCCATATTCGGTCTCCTAGTGTAACAGCTGTTGGAACTGGAGATGCTAATTTTACAACTATACTGAAAGGAAACTGATTGAAGGTAAACTTATCTTGAACGTAGTCAAAGATTCTATACGCCTGTGTTCCTAGCTCAGTTTGCTTTAATAGAAATAAGTTTGTTAAAGTTTGGGATTTTGGTACTTGCCAGAAACCCGTTCCGAAAAAATCAAAAAAAGCTGTATTGTCGTATTGGTCGCTCCTTATTGGTGTAAGTCGAATCTCTAATCCGTCAGAACTTATCTCTTGTATCTCCAGCTTATGGGCATCAGCCGATCCTAGGTAGTTTCTGTGAAACTTGTATAGTACGTTATACTTACCAGAGATGTAGCCTAATGACTTTAAATCACTCTCCACATCCATTGTAACTTGTAAATCACTCTTTGTATATGAGCGAACTCTAAAGTCAGATTCTAGGTAGTTTCCAATAGCATTGTTGATGTCTAAAATTAGAGCATCATTTGGATATGCAACAAGATTGTTTGGTTTTATTCCAAAAGGATACACAGTAGAACTCTCTACTGGTTTTGGTGGTAGTGGATTTTGGGGCTTTGGTGGTTTTGGATAAAAAGTAGGATTATTCAATAAACCTCTTTCTAGTGGTTCCACTCTACCTTTTGGTCCTCTCAAAGATTCACCCGCTTTTATAGGTTCACCTTTGTTACCTTCCAACTTAATTGTACTTATTGGTTTTGATGGTTTTTTAGCCACTTAGTCTTTTAATATAAATATGGAAGAGTAAACTTATTACGGATTAGGTCTGTTAATGTTTAAGTTTATCTCTTGCTCTAAACCTGATAATCCTCCTTCTTCGTTTTCTAATGCGCTATCATTCTCAATACGATCCGTACTAGCATCCTCCCGTAATATAACTCCCTCTTGGAACTGCTGCAATTCTTGCTCGTCCCATCCTGGATTGAGTTTAGAATCCTCGTGAACTCTTGCTTTTTCGAATGTTTCGTAAGCTTTACCTACTTCGTAAATATCAACTGGATTAAACTTGCCTGGATTTTCTGGCATAACAAAGTTGTAACGGAAATCTCCCGGTTCAGATGTATTTGTTATACTCTCATCGTACATTAATTTTTTCTGTAATCCCCAAACTTGGTTACCCTGAGATGGTATAAAATAACTTGTGTAGGAGTTATCTGGAGCTGCGTTTTGTGGTAGTAATAAAAACTTCATCATTGTAACGCCACAGCGTGGATATCCATACTCTACAAATCTCTTACTATCTGCTGCTCTGTTGCCAAAATCATCTCGATACAAAAAGTCACTAGTCCATCCCTTCATCTCTGGCTGCTCATCCCTAAATACTGGCGAAGTGTGTGTAAAATCTACAGTGATTTCTACTGATCTTGTTTTTTCCGGAATGCGGAAATTACCTCCCACAGCGAACATGGCGGCTGCTCCTAGCTCTTGCATTGCCTTGTAAGTTCTCTTACCGTTGATTGCTGTTCGCTTAAATGGATCCCACTCATTTGCTGTTTCTGGTATAAATCGTCCCCCTTCCTTAAAAGGAAAGTTGTTTAGGAAGAAGGCAGCGTTTCTGTCCATTCTTGTAGTGTCGCTTTCGTATATGGGTGCCGACTCGTTATTTGGATTAGTTTTTTGATAAATTGGTGTTTCTATTATTTTTACCCTAATTCTACTTGCGATTCCTTTTGTAATGTTTGCATCCTGATCTTGTGCCATGATGACGTCAGCAACACCTTTGTATATGCTTCTTCGTCGTTCTATTTCATACTCTTTGGATGCTTTTGGATATCCACGAGGTGACTCATATCTATAAAAATCACCCTTAGCTTTACGATCTGTTATCAGGTCGTCAAGATTCCATCTCTTCTTTGGTGACTTTAATATAAATCTCTCTACATCCTCTCTTGTTCTAACTCTCAACTGCTTATTAGGTGCAAAAGCAACCTTACTCATGTAATCGATGATTACATCCTTTACATCGTTTCTGTTACGATTGCCTATTTTCTTTGCTGGGTTTGTGTATAGGTCATTAATCTCTAATTCGAATAGGTAATCTACAATCTCTTTTTCTGGAATTGCTGGATTCGGAGACATTAACGGTTGTAATGCTTTGGTTGTTGAGTATGTTCTTCCGAATATCTTTATTGGGTTGTTGTTAGCAACAAACATATCAAAGATAGGATACCATGTTAGTGGTAGGTATGATTTTTCTTTTATAGCAAAAACATCGGTTGCGTCTGGTCCATCGAACTTCACTTCTGATAACACATTTAAAGATGCATCTCGCATTGTTAAGGTTATTGTTGTTTGATCATCAACTAGTGGTATTATTTCGATTGTAGAGTTTTCTTGAATAAGAATTCTATTATCTTTGTTGTTTTTTAGTCTTTCGAAAAAATCACTTGGATCTAACACATACCAATTGTATACCTCTTCACCAGCCTCCGTAACCACTTTGATCTTATATCCTGTGATTCCAGCGCCAACATACGAAAAGAATTGACCAAATATAGGTGGAACTCCTAATACCGTATTGTCTACGAGTGCCGATGCGTTTTCTATATTAACAGTCTGTGATAAGGATGCTACAGCTCTACCTCCTGCTCTTTCAAATTTAATCTTGTCTCGTGTAAAATAATTTAAGGCCTTATCATAACACTCAGCATCCAGCCCAATTAATGATGGATTGTTGTTTCTGTTATACAAATCCATCCACCTTATTCCTGGGAAGAAACCCGCTCTCTCAGATGAACCCAAACTAAGGTCTTCGTTTGCTACGATGTTTGGTGGAAGGCTTCTTACCATCCAAGCCTGCCAATCTGGTAATATGTTGTTTATGTTGCTCTCTGCTCCTTGCTTAAATGCGTTTGGATTTTTGCTTTGTATTGTTTTCATTACACTCCACATTAGTGCGGAATGTCCTGTCTGACTAAATCTAAAGTCGTGAGGAATCGTTGCTGGAGCTGTCTTTTCTAGATCATCGTCGTAATAGCTGAATGGTGGCAAGCTTCCATGGTGGTACGTGATAAACATCTCATCCAAAAATGCTCGAGATATGATTCCATTCTCTGCTATCCAACCGTCCGTTCCACCATTTGCTGATCCGTTTTGTAGTAGATTCTTATACATTAACGGGTGTCTTTTTGGATCAACTACACTTATTACAACGGAGGTTGTTGAGGTTGTTCCGTATGCATTTGATATCTCACAATGATATTCACCCGAAGCTTCTATTGTTACCTCAGCTGCTGGTAATCTCAGACCTCTAAATCCCTTTCCATTAAGAAGTGCATTTGCTCCCACCATAGGAGCATCATCTTTGTACCACTGGTAGGTTAGATTGCTATCATCACCTACTCTATCCATGTCTATTTGTGATGGATCTTGCGCAACGATTATCATCTCAAGCTCTGTGCCTGCTGTTATATAGTAAACCCTATTGCGCATTACTAAATCCTCATACTCGGGAACACCATCAACAACCCTTTTAATAAAGGTTTTTTGTGTTACATTTCCTGGTAGGTCAGATGCTATGGCTGGTGGGAAAGGTGCTTCCGGCATTAAGAAAAAATCACCTACACGCACAGCTACGTCTTGTTGATAAGAAGTAAGTGTTGTTGTTAACTTTTTCATGGGAGAATAAGATTAAGAAGAGACTGTCCTGGTGATTGGTTTTGTGAAGGTTCAAGTAATTCTTGTATGTGGCTATCTTCTACAAGGTCGTATGTCACCGTATATTGCTCTCCGTTTGGTCCAAAACCAAATACTGGAGATCCATTTAATGTAGGTCCTAACTGTGGTGCAGTACGTACTGCGTACAGTGATACTGTCCAATTGGGATCAGGCATCGATTGCTCAATTTTCACACTTATGATAGGTAATTTTACTAATCCCCATTCCGCACTAAGAACTTTTATTGTCTTTTTATCCTCAAAAAATTCTTTTACCGCAGCTTGAAAGGACCTCTTGGCTGCAGCTTTTTCACCTCCACTCTGCAAACTCTGAACAGCAAACGTATTGAAGTCTGTGTTACCAAATCCTGGTGTATTAGGTTGTCGTGTATCCCACCATTTTTCAAAGATTGCGTTAGTTACGGCGTCTGCTGTTGATTGTTTTTTTAGCTTTTTTGCAATCTGTAATGCTTCAATTGGTTCTAAATTTACAAAATGCACTGACTTTTTAGGAACACCTAAACCACCTTGATTTACAGGCGCTGTTATTAGGTCCATTGGTAAATCAATGGTCATAGTTCCATCTAGGTTAATTTGAAAGTTTTTTACCTCGAAGGTATTCTCGCCTGACCCTTTTGGTAAACCTTCATCACGGTAAAGTAATACTGGCTTGTCGGATCCTGGTTCAACCTTTAGATAGTAGCTGTTTGTTTTTACTGATGTAAAATTACCTGCAGGTGGTATTGCTTTGTAATATACAATGTATCTAAATATATTATTCCAATCCGCTTTTCTTCTTTTTAGCTTTTCTGGAATGAAGTTTGTTAAAGCTGTGAACATAGGTTCTACATCTTTTAGTTTTTCGGTAGCAAATTTTCGCTGCACTGATCCAAACTCCATATCCACACGACGATCGATGTTTTTTTCGTATATCAAGAATTGATCGGTAAGGCTTTCCATCCTTGTATTAAACTCTAGCAAATTTTCAGCGTAAGCATAGGCTGGTGCTTCCTTAATAAAGGGAAACAATGATCCTGAAGTGTTTTCAATCTTCTGAAGTGTTCCCGTTGAGTCTAGCTTTCTATCCCTAAGAGATAACATTAACCTACGATTCGTCACAAGTTCCCCATCAACAACTTTGAGTGGTGTTTGATAGTTTTTAAACTTAACTACAAGAAGTCGTTTCAATAATCCAAATGGATCAAATTTCATAGTCGAAATTAGTGCCGATGGTACTTTGGTTTTTGGCTTATTATTTAGTGATAGAGCTGATTGAGTATATCTGTCGGTTGATTTCATATTAGAACGCTCCAGTGGCAGTAGTGATAGTGTAATTCCTGTTACTGCTGCTCGTGGGGGTGGACATAAGGCCCATCGTTCTGTATAAGTTTTATCTTTGTATTTTGAGTTAGTGTCTATGATACTCCTTATCCAATTCACCTCAGAAGTATCACCTATCTTATCGAAGGTATTCTTTTTATAGTTCTTTTCCCATCCAATTACCTCAAAGATTCGCGGACTGTTTGTTAACTCGTAATCGAGGTGTTCAAAGATTTTCCAATCATTAGTCCAGAAGTTAAGAGATATTCGTATTTTGTTTGTTTTTGGATTAAGACGCTCCAATACAACTCTATTAAACTCCATGTACTGGCCGTGCGTTGGTCTTTCGTTTTTGTCTGGATACAGCTCATCAGCTACCCACAAAACAGCATCCACCCAATCACCTTTGGATTTTGTACCCAACTTGTAGATATCTTGATTGTAGTATTTTTTTTGCCATTTGTCTGGCATTCGCTTTGCCCACGGATCTTTTAGCATTACCGACTTTGGTAGTCTCGTTTTTGATCCATCCGAATTTAGTACTGTCGATGCTAGTCGTGTTTCGTTATCATACTCCTCCAAAGTCACATAGCACTCATCCATAGGTTTTCCTGGACCTGCTGTTAAAAAGTTTTCTACACTTACTCGAGGTGCGCCTAAAAAGTAATTCTCAGGATTCGTTTTGGAATCCGGAAGTACGAGCTCTTTTGTTGGTATCCAGTTTAGTATTGCATTACCTATGTAACAACTAAATACTGCTCGAACACCATCTATACCGTAGATACTTCCTCTAATAAAATCTTGAATCTCAGTAACATCGATATCTTGATATGCCTTTACATAAAAAGATCCTCCCGCTTTTTCAAACTTATATACATCTCGAGAAAAGTAACCTCCTCTATTCTGACTATCTTGGCTAAAAAAGAGTCTGTCGTAGTTTATATTTTTTAAAATACCAGGTTCCACTTGGTAAGGTCTTGGATGCATCATATCCATATTGTATCCAAACAAATCCACCCGGTTAGGTTTCTTCAAGTCTAGCGTGTTTAGTCTCGAAAACTCACGCTTTACAAACTCCCCATTGTTTGCTGTCCAGCTATCAATGTTGTTAGTGGCACTTCCGTTTTGTACCAAATTTCTATAAATATAAGCATCTAAATCTGGGTTGTAGACTTCGATGGTGATTGGTTCAGAAAGCACCGATCCTATGTCGTTAGATATCTCGCATGTGTATGTTCCTGCTGATTCGGGTTGGATTCTTTCAAATCGCAAACTACTACCACTCGCTATTATTCTACTTTGCAAGGATGGTGTATCGTAACTCCGAATAATACCTTCGTCTTGTCGCCATACATAAAATAAATCTTGATCTGGAGCTTTAATTGTTGGTATTCCGTTTTCAACATTGTAGGTGTCAGGTTGTATTGCTCCTACATTTAATGTAAAAGTAGATCCAATGTAAACCTTAACTATGCCATCTTCAAACCTGTAAAGGTTGTTTCCGGTTGCATTAGCTGTATTAGCTGATTTTACTTGAGGTCGTGAACCTTCCCAAATTGGGATTGTTATTATTGGTGGTTTGTTTACTACAACTGGAAGTAAGTCATATTGTGTTAGATTTTCATCTATACTACTGGTTTGCACAAACACAACGCTTCCTGACGTTTTAGCAGAAATGTTGTCATTTAAGTTACCATCTAGTGATCCATCTAATCTTCTCATTGATTGCGCGAAACTTTAAATATCCAATTGTTATCGTACATTTGGTAACCTATGTTATTGCTATTAGGTATCCTTACTAAGAAACGATAATATCTTTCCGGTTGAAATGACTCAAACGGCATCGTAAAGTAATTTCCAGTATCATCACTACTCAACCGAGTGAATATACTGAAGTCAACAATTACGTCATCTGTATGTGCACTATATATTGCGTATTGTGATCCTTCGGGTAAGACGTACCTATCTAGATGTCCTGATGAAGTGACAAATGTTGGTGTAACATATGTCGGATGAGCAGAAACTCGTATCCTTTCTACTGAAGACTCTTTGTATGATTCTTTTAAGTTTGTGAAAGATATAACAAATCGTTCATCAGTATCTACTGAGGGTAATGATGTATTGTATTGTACGTCGTCAATTCCTACCTCTAAAACGGGAGCATATACTGTGTGCGTATCTTTACTGAAAAACTTAATACTTCTAAAGGTTGATGTAGATGCTTCAGCAGCATTTTCTTTTTTGAGCAAAAAGCCATAAAAACTAAAGTCCCCTTGAAGTGCACCATCTACGATAGGTGATACGTCTAGTTTCAAATCTCCTACCTTGTAGTTAAAGCCCTGCTGTGCGGATGTTAGTGTTGACCACACACCTCCTCCAGGATTGGTTTGATAAGATCCCGTTGTATCTGGATCATAAGAAGATGTAGGCCATAGAGATGTTATGTCTGTAAGTGAATTTTTGTAATACCAACTTACACCTTCTGTAGTTTCTGGTATGTTTCCGTATCGTCCAATTCCCATATTCCAGCTCTGAGCTAAGGCATGGCAATCGATGTTGTATTGTAATGGTACTTCTTGCTCATCACTCACGTACATTTTTAGCGTACTTCTTCTTGGAAGTGAGTTCAATCCCCACTCAGCTAGTTTAGAGGAGATTGCGTTTAGATCAAAATCAACCAAAACTCTAGAGTTGTAGGGAGTTGATCCTTCTAGTACTTTTGATATATCTAATATAGCATCCAACCCTGTATTCTTTTGAGGGTAACGCTCATATATCGTAGCGTCTTTTGTGGGATAAAATCGTAGTATCATATTAGAATGTTGCTATGCGTCCTTTAATGTCGTTGTCAGGATATTTCACTTCAAAAATTGCTGGGTCAAGACTTGGGTATATTATTCCATTTCTCGTAGCAGATGGGATGTCATAAAACACATCGCTATATCCTAACAGTTCGTCATTTAAGTTTTTAATTCTAACAGCTGTTATCGTCTGAACTCCTTTTGCTCTTAATAGTAGATTGTAAATATCTCCGAGAACGATTGGTTGATTAACTTGCCATTTGTCTACATCAAAGAAATCTTTCATTAAGTGAATACAATTAAGTATTACTTCGTTTGAATTAAATCCTGGAATTGGAATAACATCAAAATCTACTCCAATGTTTACTATGTAAGCATCACGGATATTGATACTATCCGTTAGCATACGATACTGTGATAAGTATGTTTTTAGGTTTTCCTTTACAGCTCTATTCACCAGAGTGCACTGCTTATTGTTGTTGTACCCTAGTATGTACATATTAAGTGCAAGTGGGTTAGACACTGTATCGTTGATTTCCGATGTTCCTATATTATTCTGCTCATCTGGCGTTATGAATACTTTTGCAACACTACCATATACGTTCGGCATCGAATAAGCTCGTATGATATAGTCCTCCTTAGTTACAGCTCTGTTTTGCGAATTAAACTGAGCTAGTGTGTTTTGTTTAACTTCATCAAACGTCTCTTCGTCGCGACCACCTATTGCAGGTGTTGGATTGTTTACTGCTATCGAGTTTATGATATTTGCATTAAGATCTGCTGTACTTTCAGGTAACCCTACTGTGGTGAGGTTTGTTGCAATTATTTCTGTTATAGTGTTACTAGGTACATTTGACTTCACACCTCCGCCAACTAAGTAGGTTACTGTTAGAGTTGTATTTGACGGAGCAATACCATAAGCGCCAGTAAATATAGGTGATTGTGGGTCGATAGATGCGTCTATGTCGTCCTTTCCGGTTGGCAACTTTAAGCCAATGTTTTCTGGTGTTGCTAGAAGCTCTTCATCTGGCGATGAACTTATTCCCGATCCAAATTGAACTTCAATTCCTTTATCATTTACTCTTGTAATATATCGACGTGGTGTTTTTCTTAACTTCAGTAAGAAAGGCGTATCCTCACTATAAACTGCAGCATCGGGATCATTGAAGGATGTGTTTTCAACCTTTTCAAATAAAGTATCTTGTGCTAAATAAGGTACTTCGTACCAGTCATTACCATCTGCATCTACAATACTTTCGATTGCGATTAAGTCTGGATCTTGTATTTGAAACTTGAAAAACTTCTTAACACCCTCTACTACTATGGCTGCGGTTTTGGGTTGCGCTGATAGAGCTTCCACAGTCTTCTTTGCTAGAAAGTAGTTAGGAGCTCCATTATTGTCAATAGTGTAGACGGAATACTCGGTTGGTGAGTAGATGTTATTCACAGAAAAATCAACATCCTCTTGTACTAAAAACTCTATCTGCTGTGGTGTTCCATCTGGGTTTGTTCCAGTGGTAGTACTTCTGACTCTCATACCTGCAGGGATGCGCAATGCATAGGCTGGGTTTGGAGCTACGTCAGGACCACTACCAGAAGCTGGAATTAGCTGATATACATCTAAGTCGACTTGTGCAGGAACTTTTAGCTTTGGTTTGTATCCCATTGCAGCTGCGATAGCCATGATGTTTCGCTTCTCTGTTGCGTGTAATAGTAGTGATTCTTTAAATTGAGAATCTACATAGTAATTGAGAACATCTCCTACATACGCAGCCATCTCAAGAAACATCATTCCTGGTGAGGCTTCGTTAAAGTCGTTGTAGGTATTTGGATAGTAAACCTTAGTAAACTCAATAAGACCTTTCTTTAGGGAGTCAAAATCTCGCCCCAAGTACTTAATCTCTTTCGATGTTGTTTTCGATATATTAGCCATTTTATTTTAGGTTCTTTCCAAATTCACTTCCAACTGGATAGATCTTGTATCAAACTTATTGCCTTCCAAACTTATTGATAGTTTGATTGCTAGCTTGTTGTAATCGTAGTCGGGAGTAAGAGTCAATTCATTAATAAATATGTAAGGTAACCAATATGCAAATGCCTCTCTTATTCGCTCTTCCAATCCTTCAATAGTCTCTTCTGAGAGGTTTTCAAATAATGTTTTGCGAAGGTCACAACCAAATAGTGGCTGCATTACTCGTTCTCCTGTGTTTGTTAGTAACAGGTTTTTTGCATTTGCTACGGCTTGATCTAGAGTTAGGTAATTTAGTTTGAATCTATTATCAGCTCCAAACATAGGCAATCCAACACCAATAGCAACGTTTGGTTCAAAATCAAGTGGATGTATTTTTACCTGATATGCCATTAGATTTTACCTTGGTGTGCGTCTGCTGCTTTCATTACTCCAGAGTAGTCTTTTATGAACTGCGATGTTGGATCACCATATCCACCACCCATATCCGGAAGTGGTGACTCGTCATCTAGTAGTGATGACAAATTTGAAGCATCGGTTGCTTGGTATCCAGCAAACTGCTGACTATTCATCGGCTGGCCACCATTAATATCTGGCCATTCCTCCTCTTCGTGTGGTTGTGTTAACATAGATTCATAAGTTTCGTTAAGTAAATCTGCCAACGGTCCTTCAAATATGGGTTGTTGGATTGATCGCTTTATTGTTTTTTGCTTTACTTGAGGTATTGCGGCTGGTTGTGTTTGTGTTTTTGCTGACTCTCGAATCATTGGTTTTCTGAGTTCTTTCAACTCCTCCTTGATGATAGTTCGCACTTCTTCACGTATAACCTTTCGCATTAAATTAACAAATTCAGATGCTTTCATATTGTGTTTTAATATAAATAGTTGTGGAAAATTATTTGTACCCCGTAAAAGGGATTGGTGGTATTCCAGTGTTGGGTGGTGGTGTTGCCAAGCCTTGCAGCGTTTTTAGCTGTGCTTCGAAGCCACGAGCCATCTCCTTCACAAAACCCGAAGCACCATCCTTTGTTAGAGCTTTCATCGGTACAAATTGTCCTACATTAAATACGATGTGTTGAGTACCGGTTGGTCCTGGCCAAGTGGCTCCAGTCCAGAATATCCTTGCTGCGAGCCCAAACGTAATACTCATTACTGGTGCTTCTAAATTGACAGCTTTTTCTTTTATTTTTTCTAACTGAATGTCGAACTCCTCTTTTATTTTTTTGAGTTTTTTTGCAATGTACTTCTTAACGTCTGTGATAATCTTGTCGACTTCTTTCTTAATGAAACGAACTAGTTTATTAAAATAAAACTCTAGTTTTTCTAAAAGAAACTTTACAAACGACTTTTTGTTGTTTAGGATATCACTAAGATCTTCTAAAAAAGAAAACACGTTTTTGGATGATATCTTTCCACTTGCTGTGTTCTCAACAGCTTCTTGCAACCTAGCGTCTGTTAGTGATTTTAATACCTCTCGCACTCTTCCTAGATGTTTCTGTTCCAAGGCAACTAAACCGTCTATGAAAGCTGTCTTTGTGAAGAGGTTGAATATGTTTGACGTATTCATCGTATCTTCTACGAGGTTTATTATTTGTCGAGGATCTTTTGGTGGATTTTTGTAAACAGCAGTTAGAGCATCTAAGGCTGGTTTTAGTGTAGTATCTTCAATGCTAGCTACAAGTCGATCCCAATCTTCTAAGTACTCCTTTCCATTTGTAACCACCTTAAAGAATTCTATTAAACCATACACGGTCATCTCTATTACAGTGAGATCTGCCATTTGAGCTAAAAACTCCTTCTTCTCTACATCTAAGGCTGCGCTGATTGTGGGATCGTTGTTTGCTCTTAACTTTTTGTAATCAAATACACCGTCTGTTATGTTTTTTATATGCCTTTCATTTGCCGCTAAACTATATTGGTTGTTGGTGAATATGCTTTTTTGTAAGGCTACACCTCCTCGAGCTGCTTTACCTATAGCTTGGCTCAGCTTTGAGTAGTATTGTATTTGTTTTTTGTAATGATCGACTTTTAACTTTCTTGCTTCAATCTCTATTTGCTTTGTTTCAAAATCCTTCTTATCGCTACCAAGTGGAACAAGTTTCAGTAGATACCACTCTATCTCCTTCTCAAACTTTGCAACCTTCTCTTCTATAAACTTTTTTGCTTTTTTATATTGCTTCTGAATCCATGATCGTGCTTTATTGATAAGCGGTTCTACTTTTTTTACCAAGTCCATCATAAGCTCTTTCAAAGAAGCTGCCTGTCCTTCTAACCACCTACCTACATTTTGCCCTACTTGACTATTCTTTAAGGATGCAGCTTGCCTTGCTGCCCAATCGGCCGCCTTTCCTGCTGGCCCTTTTCCTTCACGGATATCTTGAAGAATATCAAATAGCTTTTTGATATCGCCGATTAAGGTTTCAATCTCCTCTATGTATGCCTTGTATTTTGTTAAACGTCGTTCGAATAGGAGTTTAAAAGTGTCTAAGCTTGTTTTTGATTCTGAGATTACACTCAGTACTACTTGCGAAAAGTCACCTAAACCCAACTGCTCCATGTATAAATAAACTTGATCAGCGTTAGGCTCCTCTACTATGTCATTCTTAAGCTCTCTCCGTAGTGCTCTCGTTCTCTCCAAGTCGCCTGGACCTCCCACATTCCTCTCAACTTGTGCCAGATACTCTTGTTTTATCTCAACACTCGTTAAGCGTGGTGGATTGTCAAGTGGGTTTGGACTATTTCCTGTAGGTAGTATTGGATTGTAACCTGTGGCGTCTTTTATGATGTTTGGTTTAGTCGACTTTGCTAATGCCTTTTTTAGATCATCTTGGATGTCTTTAAATTTATCAACGTAAACACCTTCTTTTGCATTATCGCGTAGTAGTATTAACTCGCTTTTTATTATTTCAAATTCAGTTTCTAAAGATGATTTTAGTGTTTTTGATTTTTCGACGATTAAGTTAAGCTGCTTAATTGCCTTCTCAATCAACTTAATTTCATTTTTTACTCGCTTGATCTTTGCTCCGTGGGTTTTTTTAAAGTCAGTTACACGTTTTTTTGTCTTTGTGTATAGGTTATCCTTCAACCCCTCTTTCCTCTTACTTAATAGTTCTTGTATCTTTTCTTCAAGTTTCTTTTTTACTTCGTCAATCTTTGGTTGAACCTTTTCCTTGATTTCTTTTATCTTTTGATCCTTTAACTTTTCGAGTTTTAGTATTTGTGGCTTTACATAGCGTTCAACAGCATCTAGCTTACTTACAGCTAAAAACGCTCTATCAAACTTTGGAGACTTTGTTCTTAACCTTTCTACGTAAGCCAAAAAGTTTGGCGGATCTAATACTATATTTGCAAGTTGTTCTATAGACACGAGAATCTCACCTATTCGTGAATACAAGTACAACTTAATATCAAACTCACCACCTCTCGGTTTCGCTTCAAAAAAAACACCTCGAGCCGTTCCTCCGGCTGCATTACCTCTACTCTTGCTAAATCGCTCTATCTTACTCCTCAATCCATCTATGAAGCCTACGATAGATGTTAAATCATCAAACGACTGTATCTTGAAATTTTTTAACGTATTAAGTATGTCTAACTCCTCTTTAAACACTCGTTGAAAATCTTCTGCTGTAAGCTGCTCTGACAACTCCGCTTTGAAGTTATCCATTAACTCAAATAAAGCTTTGACTTTATTCTTATCCTCTTCGACAATTTCTTTTACTGCATCGATTACTTCTTTTATGTATTGTGGTACATTCTTTACCTCTAGTGCTAACTTTTTGATATTTTCTATTAATTCCAGTGCCTCCTTTCGTCTTACTTTTATTTTCTCAACTAACTGAGTAACTGTATTCACAAGGCTACGAACTGCTGCCTTATCGTTGGCTATTTCTTTTGCTAGAAAAAAGGCTTTGATGATTTCTTTCATTGCCTTTTCGTTAGGATTGTTTGAAATCCCAATAACATTTATTGGATAGGGTGGTGGTGCTGTTGGGTTTAATCCAGGAGCTGGAAGTGATGGCGGGACTCCTTGTGGTAATCCAGCTTTGACTGTCATAGAATAATACTTTACAATGGCCGACGACCAAGCTTCTGCTCCGCTGATTGCCCCGGCATCTAGATCAGCCAGTAGGGGTTGTACAAACATTGTTTCAAAATCGTAAGGCATTGTTTATGGATTCTCTGGTGTTGTTTGTTCTGTGTTTGTTTCTTCTCCTGCGTCAAACAAACCTGCTTGAGATAGGTTAACTGGCTGGTCGTCTGCTGGTGCTTGAGTTTGATCCGTAGTTTGGGTTTGAGGTGCTCCTTGCGTTGCTCCTTGTTCATCAAATGCTTGTGATAAATCTACTGCTCCATCCGATTCTAACTCTTCAGCTGGTTCTGTTGCCGTTGTTGGAGTAGTTGTTGCTGACGTTCCCCCATTACCTGCTGATGCGGATGCAGTCTGTACTGATCCCGCAAAGCCACCTTGCTTCTGCCAATCTACGTTACCATAAGGTCCCCAGCTAGAATGTCCTTTTGCTACAATTGCATATGGTCCATCTTTTGAACTAACAGGACTCTTGCTTCCGTACGGTTTATTAGGTGGATAGTATTCCCAGTGCCACGCCTCAGATGATACAGATCTCAGAAAACCAAATCGATGTGCATTTTTAGTTAGCCACTCCATTATCTTTCCCCCTTGATTAAATGGTGATCCTGGATATGATGGATAACCTCCGGTGTTTAAATCTAGCCCAATACCATTACCATGGTTGGATTTTCCTGGAGGTGCTACTTGTGGGGAGTAGGCATTTGATGGAGCTGTGAGCCAATAATCCTCTCCCTTGCCTGGTGCTCTACTCTTTCTTATAGAGTATTGTGACGTAACACTTAACTCTTTTCCTGATTTTGTTTTGATTTTAGAAAACTCTCCAAATGCGGGACGATATCCAGATCCTAGTTGGATATTTACTCCATCCTTCTTTGCAGCTTCCTTCATAGCAGCGTACGCGAAGGCAGCGTCATCTCTGATTGCTTGCGTTCCATCATTTGGTACCAAATACATCTTAATCTGCTTCTTGGCGTTATTTGTAATTTGCTCAGGACCTCCTTTATTTGTTCCTACGATTTCATCTAAGTTACCTGGATCAGCAAACTCATAACCTCCTGGTGGAAGTAAGCTGTGGGTCAATACTTTGTCTACTGATATAGTTATGATGTCCTTTGGTAAGGTTGTCTGCAAAAAAGATGATACTATTTTACCAACATCGTTTGCTGTCTTTACTAACTCTTTTACCTTATCCTTACCTACGTAATAAAACGCTTTTGGCTCAGGACTACCGTACGGTAGAAACCCATAAAGTAAGCTGTTATTGTATATCCAAGTCAATAAGTCTTTATTTTTGAGAGCCTCCCCTTCCACTACAAACACTTTTCCAGTTCGTCTCGGATCCTCAGCTACGCTTCCTGGGAAGGGTGGTACGTCAAAGGTCTGTGTTGGGCTTTTTTGCTTAACACTCAGTGGTGGCTCGTAATCTGCTGCTGTCAAAGTCTTTATGTAGTTTTCCAACTTTTCATAAGAACCCGACGGAAAGGCTGGTGTAGCTGAGCCGGATGCGCCAGTTGCCGATGAGCTTGTCGCAGCGGAGCCCGTTGCTGCTGAGCCAGTTGCTGCAGAGCCCGTCGCTGCGGAACCTGAGGTTTTAGGTTTTATACCTAATATGTCTTCAATTTTAGCTTTAGGATCTAACAACGAAGCTAGTGCTGGATCCGATTGCGGTGCTTTGTCTTTAGCTAGCTTTCGTAGTTGATCTACTATTTCAAACTTAGACACATAACCTTGAACTACTTTCAACTCAAGACCTTTATCTTTTTTTAAATCCTCCAACATTCTAGTCCACAACGGATACGCTTCCGTAAAAACTACTGCTCCAGTTGGTATTTGTCCTATCTTTCCTTTTAAATCTGCCATAACTTTAGAATGGGAATAAATCTAAACTTTCAAAGAATCCTGGTGTTTCCGCTAACGGCGACGTTATAGGTCCAGTTGCAGGATTGTTTGTTGATGTGTTACTATTCACTGGTGAATCACCTATTGCTGTAATTGTACCTACTAACTTAGTTGGGTATGGTGTTAGTTTTTCTGGAGCTGCCGGAGCTGGATCCGGTTTGCTATGACTAATTCCATCAATATACGCAAAGGTGCTTAGCATTTCGGGAATACGTGCTTGTAAGCTGGCCAATTCCCACTGGGTGTCTTCTCTGAAATACGCTTGTCCAATTGGTGTAATTATGTTTGCGTTTTTTAGAATCAACAAAAAGTCTTCTAATATGTTTGCCAACTTAATACCCAACACTAACGGTTCGTAGAGTTCGTCTGGTGTTGGATCTCCTTTCGACTTTGGTAGTGGAATTTCTTCCTTAATTGGTTCTCCTTTATTTGGTACTCCCAAGAACAATCCCTTTTCACCAAATAAGGTTATTGAAGTCTCAGAGTCCATATTGACTGGACCTGGAGATGCTACTGCTACTCCCTCCTTACCAAACATCATCAAATGCTCTTTCGATGCATTCATTATGAGTCGGTTACTACTTATGATAACCTGACCAGTTCCTTTCTTGAAATCGTTAATCTTCCCACCATTACCATCCTTTACACTTAGTAGTGAGTTTACGTCGTTGTTTTTTCCTTTTTTTACTCCAGATGAATACTGGAGATCTTCCATAGGAAACTCAATGACGGGTAGCTGTTTAACTTCAATTTCAATAGATCTACCTACGAGATCTTGTGGATTAAATCCACCACCTCCTGCTGCTGAATCTGAACCCTCTCCTTCGCCACCAAATCCAGAACCGCCACTAGACGTCCCTTTCAGGGCGCCTTCTATGCCACCTTCCTTCTTGACTCTTTCTAATATCTCGGCGTACGATAACTGTGGCATCTTATCCTCCCGTTGGGTAATTGATTGTTAGTGATTCATATATCTTTGCTTTCTGCTGTAGAAAGGCTGTTTCTGCTTCATCAAACTTAAATAAGCTTTTGCCATTTTTATTAAACACTTCGTTTATGATAATGGCCATCTTTAAATCTGAAGTTGGAAAGTTGATAAGTCGATTAAACCATCCTTTTCGGAACACGTTGTTTTTGCTTCCAGCTCGACTAATTCTATCGTAGAATCCTACTTGTGATGCAAAGCATGCTGAAGCAAACTCAGGTGCTCTTGCTGGATCTAGAGTATTGCATACCCACTTAGCCCAACCATTAACTCCCATTGCACCTCGTCCAAAGGAGCTTTTTGCAACAACGTCAAATTGAGCCTTTCCTGATCCAAACACAGAACCTGGACCACCTCCCCAGCACATTTCAAACTGAATATAACCTAACCACGCATCTGCTGACATTACAACAATTGGGTATCCAGTACCTGCATCACATAAACCTCCCCAGATAAACATAGATGCAACTTTGTGACTAGAATTGAAATGATATAAGGCACCCTTTACGTGCTCTCCTCTATTCGATCCAGCTACAATTCCTGGATAGTTTTTAGCTAACGCCTCAGCCTTAGTAGCAATTTCTCCCAACCCAGCTAGTCGTGGCCACTCTATAAACAACCTACGATAGTAACCCTGAAACGTCATAGTAATTACACCTCGCATTGTAGGACCACCGGAATCATTCGGGTGATCTCCCCAACCACCTTCAAACTTCTGAACTTGTGGAATTAAAAACTTTTCACACAAATCAGCCAATGTAGTTGGGCGAATTCTAGGAGATACTCCAGATTGACTTACTGCTTGCTTAATTGCAGCTAAAACAATCTTTTCGTAATTCTTATCTACCAACTCCCGTATCTCAATGCATTGGTTAGCAAAAGCCGGTGATTTTATCTTCTAACGCTTTCTCGGCTGCTGATAATCCTGGCATGTTATTATTTGTTTATATTACTAATTAGAACCACTTGCAGGTGTTGCTGGATTAGCTCCTTGCGGGCTACCAGGTCCGGCTGGTGTATACTCTTGTGCTATTGGTTTTGCCATATCAACAATCTTAGCGTAACGCTCATCTTTTTCAAACAGCTTACTATTCGATGGTACTCTTTCTAATTTCTCACCTTCTGTAATGTCGTAAGTTGCTAACCACGATTTCATCTTAGCAGTACATTGCAATGTCAACTCTACGTTTTGAGAAGAGCACATATAAATAGATCCTGCGTCTTTGTTAATATCTTCTTTTGTATACTGATCGTCGGGGTTAGTCGTATTGTCTGTGCTAACTCTGAGAATTGTTATTGGATCACCAGTCTGTCCATAACTCTTCCACGGTGCCTCATCCTTTTCAGCGGTCTTTCCCGTAGAGGACAGTCTTAGTGTGTTTCCATTTCTTCCTTGAACAATAAAGTCACCTTCGTATGGTGTTAGCTGTTTGTATATCTTAGTATCACTACCCTCTCTAAACTTTTGCTTATCTTGCAGCTGTTTTTCGAAACGCTTTTCTGCAACAGATATTGGAATCTTTGTACCCTTCTCAATCGTCTTTGTGCTAGTCATTACAAAGGGTTGCTGATTGTAGGTTGGATTGTGAGTAGCGCTTATTGGTGATGCATAGAAGTGCAACTTTTGCATTGCGCCAACATTAGGTAATTTAATATCACCAAAAGCTTCAAATATCAACACCTGCTCCCCTGGAACAGGGTACTGTGATATACCTCTATTCAAAGGCCATGCTACAGTTACTAATTCCGATTCAGCTTTTGGAGTAAAGAAGAATGCATTACCCACATCTTTAAATCTTATCTTACCAACATCGGCAGGTGTTTCCCATAAATTAGAACTATCATCGTAGCACACCTCTATTACGACTGCAGGAAACACTCTCTGCTTTGTTCCGCCTGGTGGTGTTGATGGACCTCCTGTGAATTGACTTTTATGGAAATCAAACATCCCCATTACTTGATGCTTTTATCTAAAATTTCTTGAGCTTCTGACATCAGCTGAGCTCGTTCTGCATCCGTCAATCCTAACTCACCCTCTGCATTAGGTTTGGAATTTGTAACTAACAATCTCTGTACAATTGCTGTCAACCGAACTAAGTTATCGTCATTCTTTACAGACACCTCGAGGTACTCCTTAACAAGTGGCACCATCACTGAAGCATCAGTCATACTCTTAATCATAGGCTTTAACTGATCAATCAAACCATTAATCTGGTTTTCCTTCTTTTTTGTGTTTGTGTACACATCTCGAAGTAGATCTGAAAAAGACTTATCGTCAAATAATTTGCTATCCTTATCCATAACACTCTTTGTTAATAAATAGCGATGAGTTAGAAATTGCTACGAGATACGCAAAGACTCTGCGTTTTGTATTTGATCAATGTATTGTTGCAATTTAGCTACTTGAACTCCTGCAACCCATGCATCTCTATTTTCGTAGTAACCTAATTCCTCTAACTCTTGAGGTGATATCTTTTTTGGATTAAATTCAAACGCAGAAAAGTTGGGACCTCCTCCAATAGATTCCCAACTTTTTAAATCCTTCTGCAGAAATTCTAGTAACTCTTCTTTGTTTACTACAATTAACATTAATATACTTTATTAGTAGGCATGTAACCTAAGGTTAGGTAATCGTTATACATTACTTTGTACTTCTCCTTCATACACTTAACCATTTTTGTGATCTGCTGAGTATTTGCATCTGACATTTCGCGGATGTAAATATACAACGCCTTCTTGTTAAACAGTTCAATAGAATCTCTTTTACGAAATAACTCGACAACTGCATACGCTATTCTTTGATCGCTTTTTTTAGGGAAAGTAGTTTCAACATTAGCATCCCAGTAATCAACAAACTTCGAAACAAAATTGCTTAGTTGATTTTCATACTCCTCCATATCTACTACATTATCCATTAAGTCGGAGGATGAATCTAATCTATCATGGCTAGTGAGCTTTTTGTAGTTACTTTTGTTTTTGAGAATGCAATAGTTTTTAGCTACAATACTAAAATAACTAAAAGCCTTTCCATTATCCTGCTTAAACTTAGGAAGCTTCTCTACTAAGAAGCTGACAACTTCATGTTGCACTTGCTGTAAACTTTGATCGTCTGTGTAGTAGAATTTGAAAGTGTGTATGATGTTCTCAACTAACTTTTCAAATGCAGCTTGGATTCCTTTTTGGTAGATTCTACTTCTCTCGAACTCATCACTTGTTTCGTTGTATTTGATTATCTCTAAGTCGACTTCGGGCCCGAAGTACATTCTCTTAGTCTTCGGCTTTCTCGTCTTTTTCATCTTTGGTGTCTGTGTTAACATATCGTGTAATAAATGTATATAGATCATCTACTGATTGATCTATTTCTTTAAAAATAAAACCTACCTCATCGTCAGCTTGAAATGATCCTAAACGATCAACTTCCTTAATATGATCGCGAGTATTTCTGAATCGAAAGTAAATAGCTGAAATAAATCTTACATAGCTTTCGCAGTATAACCAAGTCTTCCTTTTCAGCTTCTGTAGCGCTATCAGGAATCTGCGCAGCACGCTTTGTTACTTTTGCTGTGGGACTAGGAGTTACTTGAATAGTTCCTGCTGACTTTGCTTTCTCAATGCGAGATGCTAGCATATCTGCGTGATGTAGAAGGTAAGGTAAATTTGTTCTCAAAGCACTGTCTGGATTGAAGTTAACAAAGTAAGCTTTATTAGCTTCTTCATACATACCATCGTGTAACTTGATTCCAAACCACTCATTATCCGTTACAGTAATACCTCTATCAGCTAGAAGCTTTAAACTTCTATCCGGTACTGTCATAAATGAGTTTGCTGGATTGTTAGTGTAAATCTTTCCTTGATTCTTTCTATGCCACTCAGAAGGGTTTGGAATATATTGTTCTGCTTGCTCAGTACCCATCTTTCCTAAATCATGATTGATTGCTGCAAACACTAGCTCTTCTAATGTGAAGTCTATCTCAGCACCTAGAGTAGTCCAAACGCGCGCTAGTTCTAATGAACAATTAACTACGCGATTAACATGATCAACATAACCGCCAGGAAAGCAGTTGTGGTAGTTGATGTTTCCACTTGCTGGCATAAGCATTAAGCGCTCTTGATGATCTTTGTACATCTCGATTAGTTTTTCCTTTCTAGGACTGGAGATGTGTTCTTCAATAAGTCCAATCAACTTATCAAAGTTCTCTTGCAATTGTTCTGCTGTTAAATTCATATTAGATTAATTTCTGTAACTTTTTTAATTCTGTCTCTATCTTTTTACGATAAGTAACTCTCACTTCCTTAACTAGATCTTTTTTGAGTTTACTGTATCTTGCCAAAGCTTCTTGCTTCTCTTGTGCTTTCTGTACTTTACTCTTTTTAGCTTTAGGTTCTTTTATCGATAATGGAGTTGGCTGTAATGTTCCTTTCAAGTCCGGTTGCTCTTCACCTTTGTGGTATACTGTACCGTTCTCATGCACAAACTCCTTCATAAATCTCCAGCCCTTTGGATACCCTACAGACTTTTTCTTAGGGGCATCTTCTGGATGCCAGTATTGCTCAATAACACACTGCCAGCATGTATATGCTGTTGTAGCTATTGCTGCTTGCTTTTCTAAACCACAAAACTTACATTCTATAGAATGAGTCTCTTGTGACTTTCTTCCGGGTGATGTTTTTGCTTTATTACTCATATACAGTAACTATATGCAAAATATATTAAATAAGCAACCTAGTTGGGAGATGAGGGTGAAAAGGGGATTCGCACATCTATAAGTGCTGTAAATACGACTTGTCTATTAACTTTATGCCTTCCTCTGTAGAGAGGAATGTCGCCATTTACGTTGTAGCTGTAAAGAATGGCTTCATCAACAAGTTTCTTTGTTTTGCTGTAAATAAATAATATGTGATCTTCTTGAATGTAGTAGATCGCATCTTTAAGTAATTCTTCTTCAGATTGCTCAACTTCAAATAGTAGTGCGTAATCCTCTATATAGCAATCATAAACATACTTTGCGTCGTCTCGGTTAAAGATTAGCGTAGCATCAAAGGGAAGAGCTTCTTCCGCCTTTAGTACTCGTTGGGCGGCAAGAAGCTCATTCTTAGCGTTTGCTAAAAAGTTAGAATCAACTAATCTTTTAAAGCAATTCATTAATCCTTAGGTGTATTTGGTTTTTTCTTACGTCTTGGTTTTCTTGGCTTCTTAGAAATCTCAACAACCTTTTCAGCCGAAACTTCAATAGAATCTTCAATCTTAACTTCAGCTATAGCCTCGAGGGTAGCCTTAGTAGATTCTAGTTTTTCCTTGACAACACCATCCGCGTAGTCGGTTACAACTTTGAGCTTTACATCTAACTCTTCTTTATTAGCATTACTCTTTTTTAATTTCAATGCTAAGATAACATTTAAAGTAAAACTAACAACAAATAAAATACTGATAAAAATCATAAATAAAAATTTAATTGTTTATTTTTTTAATATCACGAAAAAAATCCAGAAAGTCAACAGTTTGATGATATTTTTTTAAAATAATTTTCAGTAAGAAAATGTACTTTCATATAAATATCTCAGCAACTAGCAAAAGGAAAGGCCGGTTTCCCAGCCTTCCTTAACACACAAGATATGCTTCGCAGCATTGAGAGATATGGTGGAGTCGGAGGGGTTCGAACCCTCGTCCATAACGACTAATACTAAGGACTCATTCACAGGCTTATTTAGTTTTCTAACTAACAACTAGTTGGTTGGTTCTTCTCCATCGTCAACCTACAACCAATGGTTCCCGACTCGGATTTAGGGAGCCAGCCGGTGTGCTCACAGCGTGCACATTTTTTTATTCTGAGTAAGTGCGACTCAGCGGTTAAGCTGCCAATAGCAGTTCAGCCTCTTCAGCCACACGAGTGATTGAAGTTGGGATACTCATCATATCCTCAGAGTTGTATTTGTTTGCGTTTATCGCTTGATAGGTAATTAAGGATTTCCAATCTAACCCTGCCTGCATCATCTCAAAGAACTACGGTCATCTGTCAAATCCAACGTCGACCCCATATAAGATAAGTATACCCCTTTTTTAGGATAAATCAAAATAATTGTAGTAATTCTAAATCGATAAGTTCATTAAACTGATAGAAGTCAATCGTTACAAGTAGTGTTGTAGGTGATGAAGGTGTATTTGAATAATACAAGGTAGGATTTTCTTCTTCCTCATCGTAGTTTTCTAAATAAGAATCGAGTTGATAGAGATCGTCTATCTCCATGTAAAAAGAAACTGTCATAGTGTTTGAATTAAAATAATAACAAAAGTGAGAACTAAACTAATAACTGTTTTCCAGGTTAAACTTTCACCAAGAAACCAATTTGTACAAGCAATAAAGACAACTATCCCTACTGCAAATGTTAATACACGGGCTGGCCAAACCTTACCATTCATTCCCAAGTAGAGGTAATTTGTACCATACATAAATGCGAGACCTATAGGTACGCCTAGCAGCGACATGGTGAAAGGGTGAGTTTTACACCACTCTGAAAAAAACTGACCATTCACTTGAAACCATGCCGTAGATTGAGCTACAACAAATAAGGAAAGTCCTAGTAAGATTAACATGCGTCTGTTATTTGGTAACACTGAAGATGGCTGATTCTGTTCGACCTACTGAATTATCTAAATCCATTCCATAACCCCACACCCACTGATCATCCTCTACTTCAAAACCATGATAATCAATTTCAATAGGGCAGGATTTCTTTTTGAGAAGAGTGCATGTGTGTACTTCCTTTGCTCCATACTGCATTAAGATTCCTTTTAGAAATTCTAATGTCTTTCCACTATCAGCGATATCATCAAAGAGCCATACAATTTTACCTTCAGCTAACTTTGCATTCGGCATCTTATAGACATTAAACTCCTTTTGAGTGTGTCCTTCGTAAGACGAAATACCAATGTAATCTACAGCTGGGGCAAATGTTATTCCTTTGCAAATATCAGCAAAGAAAGGAACTGCACCTTGGAGGATTGGACAAAACAACACATCATCGGCATTGTCTTCGTAAATAAAGTTAAGATTCTCAGCGATATCTAAAACGCGTTCTTCTATGTCCCACGGACTGAATAATACTTGTGCTTCTGTTGTAATCATAACCTAATATACAAAATAAAACCCTAACTACAAAATACTACACCCATTTAGATACCACATTCCAGCTTATAGTTTCGTTAGCTGATCCAGATACCCAGAAAGCTACGTTTGTGGAGAGGTTTATTGCGCGGAATCCGAACTTTGGTGGAAGACCAAGCCAGAAACCATCATCGTAGCTGCTTGACTCTACACCCATTATTGAGGGAGCTGCAGCAGATAAATTGTATTTTGCAACTGCAAACAACCTACCACCTAGAGCGGTATGATCAGTGCTAGAACCGCTATTTGCAGTTACATAGATCTCAAACGTACTACAATCATCTGGAGCCATAATGAAGGTTAGTGCATCTGTACGAGTAGCGTTTGTAGTTGTGAGTGTTGTGTTTCTTATACGCTCTCTTTGTACCACAACAGTGCTACCCGAAATAGTGACGGTAGAAGCTGATGCAAACATTGTTGTAGCTCCGTTAACAGTAGTAGCACCAGTAATAGTGTGAGTACTACCAGACAAAGCTACATTCCCTAAAAGCGATACAGTTCCAGCTCTTAGTGTTGCATTCTGTGCAGTACTACCAGAAACTAACAAACTTCCAGACAACCTAAATGCGTTATTAGCACTATCAAAAGTTAAATTAGAAACTCCTCTTGACAATTGTCTTGTAGTACCAGTCCACCATGGAATTTGGTAAAGTGCTTGAGTTCCAGTTGTTACTTGAGTTACGTTCTGGTTTGTTGTTGTTGGAGTATAAACTATTTGACTAGTTCCGATGGTTGGATTATCTGTCGTTTGTGCATAAATTAAACCAGCTTGAGTAGTTCCTTGAGCAGGTATGACAATTTGAGGATCAAACTCTGCTGTCTCATTAGCAGCTAGTGATCTTGATAATATCCAACGAGTCGCCCCCGAACCAACACTCACAACATCGTATACCCCATTCTGCAATGCAGGTGTTTGATCTTTTATTAAGACATTGTCTGCAGTAGTAAGTGTTATACCATCGATAGTAGGCAAAAGGCCGTTTGATGAACCAGATAATGAAGCACCAATACCCGATGAGCCGTTACTATATACTGCAGAAAGTCCAACTGTCGTAGCAGCTACTACTGAGATTGGTTCTGATCCAAAATCTTGAACAGTTCCAGCGTAGTATGATGCCGTCATTGCATATGACGCGGTAAGATTGTTAATCACTCTAGCTGAACCAGTAATAGATCCCGATATGACTAACGAACCTGTGACTTGCATCTGAGAGCCGGAGGCATATATTAGATTCCGTCTAGCTGCAGTAGAAGTACCATTTCCGTGAATAAATGCACCGCTTCCAGATATTCCTATATTAAAGGTACCTTGCACGTGCTGGTATGGTGAGATTGCAATTGTATTATTTCCTTCAACATGAGCATGGGTACCACCGCTAGAAGCAGTAGTAAAATAACCTTCCGCGTGAGATGCTCGGGCTGATGCTAAAGTGTTTTCTCCTTCAGCATGAGATCCCAAACCAGCAGTCTGAGTTACTAAGCCTTCGGCGTGAGAACCTGCTGCAGTAGTGTGACCTCCTTTAAAAGATTGAACTCCAAGTGAATATCCGCCCTCAGCATGAGAGTAGTCTGCGGAAGCTGTACTAAGATAACCTTCAGCGTGACATGCACTAGTTCCAACATCTGTTCTGGTTAGAAGTCCTTCGGTGTGAGAATAATCACCCAAAGCAGTTGTAGTATTACCCTCAGCATGAGATCCCTGACCACCAGCAAGGGTTTGCTCTCCTTCTGAGTGAGCTGATTGAAACGAAGCGGTAGTATACCAACCTTCTGCGTGAGCATAATTACCTACAGCTAGTGTGAAACCACCTTGAGCATGAGCTCCTTCCTCATTGCCTGGATTATCTCTATCACTCCAAGCTACAACTCCAGTACCATGAGCAAGATCACCTGGTCCCTTTGCCCGACTATTACCTCCTGCTATTACTGTTGAATAGACTCCAGAAGCCACGTTATTAAATCCTACCTGTAAACTTTGAGATTGATAATTAAACACAAAAGAAGCTGTACCAGCAAAAGCGCTAGCGCTATTAAATTGTATTTGCTTATCAGCACCAGCAGCAACGGCTGTTGATGATCCACTTATTTCAAAAGTATTACCAACTTTGTTTATCGTAATGGACGGACCTGCTGCTAGGTTGACGTGAGAAGCTGTTCCAAATAATGAACCAGTAATTCCATTACTAACATTGAGTGATCCTGTTATTTTTACCCTTCCGGTTTGAATTTTAATTGACCCAGTGTTTGGAGTTATAGGAAAATTCAAATTATCATTTTGATCAAACAAAACAGCGGCAAATGAGGTGCCAAGTTGCATATAAGGAGATCCAGGAGTAATTCCTACAAACTGAATATAACCAGCGTTGTTTACGCCATACCTAGAGCTACTAGGCTGCAAGACGAAGTATCCATCAAACTGATCAAATCCAGTTGCAGATGTTTTAATTTCAACATTGAATTTGTTCGTGTTGTGATTCCGATTACCCGAAAAGGTTAGATTGGTATTGCTAAAGTTAGGTGCGAATGATGCCGACACAGCACTAGCTGCAGTAACAGCTCGAGAAGCAGATACTGCCCACGAAGAAGTTCCAAACAACGAACCAGTTACTCCTTGAGTAACATTTAATGAACCTGTAACCTCAGTACTACTGTTAATGGATACAACACTTCCGTTATCTGAAATACTACTGTCATTCAGATGTTCATTACCAACTCCTTTTGGAATACGATTTTGAGTCAAATAAGTTTCACTACCAACACTGTTATACGTCTCAGGACCTAACAAAAACACAGAAGAGGTTACTGTTGCCGAAGCACCTTTATGTACAAATATAAACTCATCTTGCTGAGAATCATATAAGAATGATCCAGAAGTCGCAGGTGATGATCCAGAGTCAGCGACTGTTAGACCGCCAAATCTTACAGACGGAGAGAATGTACTTACATTTACTATGTTTGTACCTATATTAAGTGTTGACTGTGAAATAAAGGTGATTGATGCTGAACCTATAACAGTCAAATCATTGGTGATAGTGAGAGATCCAGTAATCACTACGTCACTCTGCCTCGATATTGGATTACTACCAGTCCACTTACTACCAGCTCCTGAGGATACAGAAGAAGATAAAGCTGTTAATGACCCTGTCAAGATTCCAATCGAAGAACTTATAGATGCCAAAGATCCACTAAGGTTAACACCACTATACTGCAGTACGGATACTTTGTATGGCGTCGAGTAGGCACCCGGATCGGCTACGTGAAGTATTCCAGTTTTGTAATCGAAATACCAGTTAATAGCATCTGTCTTGAATATCTGAGAACCAGCATTATCAAATAATCTTATCTCGTAATTTGCACCATACTTATCGCTGATAAAATTTCTTTGAATCTTATCCGTATTCCCTACATACGTACCAACCCCCGGTGTAAATCCTGAACCAGAAATAAAATACCAAGCGTTTGTTGGGTAGGTAGGATCGGGCGTAAGTATAAACTGAGTGAATTGCTTAGCTATTCCATCTGTAACCATGCTAGCAGTATTAGATGTGATAATGCTAGTATAAACCTCTTGGGAGTTTATATCAAAAGTAGAAACTGTCGACTCTTGAAAAAATTCACGACTATCTTCGGTAAACTCTTTGTTAATAAGTTTCTTATACGATAGGTCTGTCTTGTTTATTGCCATGATTTAGTTTTATGAATAAATTAAGCTAATTTGTGTTAAGTAGTCGGCAGACTCACAGTTGTTATACCTAACCCACAATACAACATGAGTTGAAGCAGCTAATCCAGTAGTAATACCAGAAGGTAGTGCCCAAGTTACAGCGTAAGTTGTAGTGTTGTTTGTTGTTATTGTGTTTCTAATACCCTTAATAGCTCCAGAGTCGCTACCAACAGCTCTACCTAAATCGTAGATAGCATTGGCTGAACTTGGACCCGTAATATCACTCGACAATACTAAAGCCATTTCAAGTTCTCCAGCACCACTACCCCATGCAGCTATTGGACTTGAAGCACCAAAGGCGTTTGCAACTCGAGTAAGTGTTATGGATCCATTCTGACGGTTATCTGAAGCAGGGTCAGATCTTCTGAAATAGTTTGCATATCCGCCAGCAGATCCACCTTGTGTTAGTGCAGGATAGTCTCCATACTCTCCAACAATCAACCTACCATTCATTACTTGAAGATTACCATTAGTTAGAGCGCTAGACTCTAACCAAGTCAAACTTGAGTCCTGCAAGTCGGACATTCTGTAGTCTTCGTCTAGGAAAAATGCGATTTGAGAGTTGCCTTGCGTATCAACTGTACCCCACGAATTAACTCTACGAGTCGCTAGCGTGAATGTGCTTGTTGCGTTTGTCTTTCCAGGTTTGGTCGCAGTAATAAGAGCGTCTGGATTAGTTATTCCAGAAGATTGATTTGCCAGTAGCGTCCTTGTTACATCTAACCTCAATGTATCGCTAGACTGGGGAGAATTACTTCCAGTATTGAGAGTTGAAAAATAAGTAGATGAAAAGGATATTTGATCAGTATTGTATACCGGGTTGAATAGATTACTACCGGTAAATGCAATTGCAAAGGTAGCAGTATTAATGTACGGTATTCCACTCAAATACTTTAACGATACCGAACTAGTCTGAGAAGTAGGAGTTGTTACTGTTTGATTTGGAAAGTCTGTAGAAGGATCTGCACCTACGTAAAACAACTGAAATGCATTACTCGTCCCAGCACCATTATCGGCCGCTACCGTATATCTGGTAGATCCAGTTGCCGTGAGTACTGCATTAATAGAAGCAGTAACCTGCGCCCAGAATGTGTTGTATTTGCTAACATTAGCTAATGTAAGGGCTCCAACTGTACCATTACCACTAGCTAGATCTCGAACTCCAATAATGGAATAAGCACTAGATCCTATTGACCTACTAGCAGTCACGCCACCTTCTAAACTTGCGGTTATGTTAGAATTCTTTCCAGCTCTAAACCCAATGGAAGTAAGAGTTGCGTTTGTTAAATCTGTTAAAGTTGTGATTGTACTGTACGCACTTGTTCCAACATACCAGTCTGCAGAGTTTAATCCACCTGCTAATCTTCCAGAAAAGATTGCTGGGTTAGTTCTAGTCAGTACTGAGTTAGTTAATACTGGAGCTTTGGGTGGTGCTAAATCTAAGAATGCTTCGCTAATTTCATCAATTGCATCTGATATTTTTGTAGTAGATGTGAAGGTATCAAAAAATCCATCAGTATAGTTAGTGTCCGTCGGAACGCCTAAAACACCAAACTCAGCAGAAGATGTAAAGCTAATTTGTCCGGATGCTGTATCTAAAGTTAGTACAGCTGATACTGCACTTTGGTTTAAAGAAGCCGTATTAAGATAAACAGAACCACTCAAACTAAGAGTACCACTAACAACCAATTCAGTTGCAGCTGTACCGTCAAGAGCGTCAACGATATTCAATACGTGTTGCGATTCAATTACTTGACCGAATGCTATACCGGTTCTGTCAATTTTTGCCATTGATTGTTTTTCTAATAAATATGTACGAGATGTTTATTTCGTACGATCTTTATCATCAATAGATCCACCAGTAACCCATGCAGCACAACTTCTTGAACCTGCACATTTAAAGTGTAAAAAATTACAATAACCTAAGTCGGCTTTTTCTATAGTAGCCATTGCATCAACATTCTTCTCTTTTCCAAGAATACCTTTTTCCATACAAGCCCACATCTTATCTGAAACATCAAAAGCTGCGCAGTTCGCACACTTCATAGTTTTAGCAGTCGCTTCAGATACGTTCCACCTTTTAGCAGCATCCTTCCAGTAATTTTCTGGATGATCTGGATTGGCAGGACCGTAGTGATACTTGTCGATAGCCTTTTGACGATTATCTAAATTGAGATTAATGTCCTGCGTTGCTGCAGGACATTTTGTCTCAACTTCTATCAAAAGGTGTTTTAGATTCATGCTTTGTTTTTAGCAACGACTGACCAGATAGCACCAACTAGAGTGATAACTCCACCAATGATTTCGCTCGCAGTCGACTCGTCGATAATACCTTTAGCAATTAAGATACCACCTCCAAAAGTCAAAACGTGACGAACAATACCTAATACTTTTTCTTTGTTCATGGTTTTTTGTTTTTATGGTTTATAGATTTTTTAACATTGCAATCATCTTCGGTTGAGGTGAAATGTCAGACTTATCCCTACGATAAGAGTTGTGAGTAAATAATCCATTCTCACCTTTCAACGCTCGGTCCGAAACTGACCACATATCCTGTTCTCTGTATGTTAAGTCGATTCCGTGAACACCCTTCCAGTAGAGAAGAAGCTGTCTAACGGATTCGATCTGAGCATCTGTATATGCATGATAGTGTGTGTAACCTTTGTATGGTGTTGCAAGAGTGCAAACTTGATCCAACGCAACCTCTCTATCAACATAGTTGTAAAACTTATCTCCCTTCTTAGTTAAAGGTCCCCAGTTGCAAATTTCAATTCCTATTGAAATCTTATCTAAACTTTGATAAGCAATACCTCGCGACTTGAATACGTCTGGTTTAATACCTAAGTGATAGCCCCAAAACTTAGAAGAGAATGCTTGGCAGATTTCACCATCAAAAGTGTCCTTAGACAATCCCTTTCCTGATATAACAATGCAGGTAGCAATACGACCTCGATCATCTGCATCCCACATCTTAATCGTACCAGGAGCTGAAGAGTTACCTGCAGTATGATGTAATACGACTTGCTTCTTTTTTGTTTCCTCTTTAATAAACTGAGTTTCGCGTAACGGAACTTGTTTAATCTTTGTTAGATCTAAGCTCATAATTAATCTTCTGAAAAAAGGTTAGTAAGGAACTTACCTACAACACCCGATAATAGAGCTGCAATAGCTACCCACTTAGCTTCTTCATAAATAGCGAAACCGGTGATTGTAGTGCTTACTCCTAGTAAGGCATCACCCAACTTCCTCCACTTAGCTGGAGTCGGGCTGTAGTAGTTCTTTTTCATTTTTAGTAAAGGCTTTGGTAATGTCATAACCTTTGTTTAATATAAATAGGACAGGGTTTAGTGTTTCGGTATTGTTTTTGCTTTTAGAATCGCAGTTGGCTTTATGATAAACTCATTCCACAAAGAAGTAGCACCACCAATGTCGAGCGTGTCTAATTTCATACACAAATTACTACCTCCTTCAGGGTAAGCAAGTCTATACATATTTACAGCTCGATTCCCTCTATCTGTTGCTAGAGACTTGACATCACTTCGAAACGCAGCTCGCAAATTACCTTCTAACAAAAGAAGCACATTACTTTCTTTTCTGAAAAATGGTTTCCATTGTTTAGTAAAAGTGCTTATTGCGAACGTATGATTATTCTCGATCGAGTCAGATAGATTTTTCAATCCCTGCTCGGTCGTCCAGTGCTTTGTCTGCACCTTATGTGTCGTTGAACCGTACACAGCCATTACAAAGTCATCGTCTAATAACACATAAGGCTCTATGTCACCTCTCGAATAAAAGTACGCGATTTTTACATCTTCCAGAAAGCTACCATCTTCACCATCCTTGTAGAAGTAAGTACCAAACTCTCTTCTTAAACCCCACACTCGGTGGTTAACAAAATCTTCTACAAAGTCTAGTACATTTTTCTGAGTAAGCTGATCAAATAGCTGAGTTTCTACAAACAGCTGATGACCAAACCAACGCATCACAAGTGCTGCTAATTTAGGGTCAGAATCTAAAATTCCACTACGAGTATCAACACCTTTCTTTTGCAATAAAAGAAACAAACGTGCTATGTCTTCCCATTGAGATATTGTAGCAAAACAAGACTCAGGGCGAATATATCCTCTTACTTCCATTACCTATAAATAGGTGTTCTTAAAAAAGAAAACCACTCCAGGTAGCGACACTTGAAGTGGTTTAATGGCCATAGCCATACGGTCCTAAGCCGTGCCTTACACCTTTGGAATACCAATCAATACTTTAGTCTTTACTGGACCATCAGTAAGTTTTCTATTGTAACTTCCATCGGCATTCATCTTAATATCTTTGTTGAGTACCTTGCGAATCAAAGCCTCATCCTTTATGTAATCAACTCCTAACTTAGCAGCTAAATCAATATCAACTTCAGCATAAAAGCCTCGCTCTTTCATGTAGTCGGTCATTTTAGTCATACCAACTCGCTTAGCCGCGCTGCTACCATCTTGACCAAAAACAGTCATCTTGGTACCGGCTGGAGTTCTCTTTCCGCCAATTACAGCATCCATCTCAGGATCGGCATCAATATCATTGGCAATCCAGAAATCTAGATCGGATTTTTTTATATCGTCAGCGTTCTTAAATTCAAAGTTTCCTCCCTTAGCAGTGTAGGCGCTAACAATAAGATCGATCATTTCATCAGCATAAGTCTTCACAACATCCTTAGGTAGTTGGATCCACTTATTCTTTTCGTAAGTGTCAGCAAAGGCTTCTGGTAGTAGGGATTTTAGTTTTATCATAGTTGTCTTGTAAATCACATGAGTGCTTTGAACCAGTCTTGCTGTTGCTTAAGCTCTTCGGGATTAGCCTCCCAACGATCAACTCCCCAATCCGGTAATTCCTGCAAAGCTCTTGTTAAGTCTTTACCAGTTAAATGGAATCCACCCGCAGGTGAGAGTTTGTGTTTGAGTATTGTAATATGGTGTCTATCCTTAAAGATGTATAAAGGCATTCCTGTCTTGATTGATAGCTCAGCTGAATGTGCAATAGGAACTGCTATGTCATCTACTCCATGAACTATGAAGCCAGGACCAGCACTATCTTGTGGATTGATTGTACGACCTTTAGCCCAAGTCTTCTTCCAAGCCGGTGCTACAAAATTAATTTGCTTCGGCCTCTTTGCTCCAGCTGACAATGCAACCATCAACAACGGTCCTCCGGCCGAAAACGCTATAAGTGTATTGATATCCTCGCTATTAAGATACTGTAAAGCTAGCTGCAATACTTCGTCAGATATCCGCCCTCCTCTAAATTCAAACTTAGGACATCCAGTATCTTGATCCGGAGTATGCCACGTCGTACTACAAGTACCAGTGCGCATCTCTTGTGGAGTCATACCATTACCGTGAAATGCGGCATCATCAAATGTCTCTTGTATTTCTTGTAATATGTGTTTGAGTTTTATCATTGGGATAATCCGGTTACAAAAGAGTCTCGCATTTGTTTTCCAATCACCATAGTTGGTTCTACTACTGTCTGCCCAAACACATTGACAACAAACAAAATCACAACTCCCTTAGAAGCGTATGCATCCCATCTACAAGTATATCCGTCATGGATTGCACCCAACTGACCTGGAGAGTTTTCTGGTTCTGGTGAAAAGAACATCTTTCGTGTCTTTGCAGATAGCAGTTTGTCGTTAATGAAAGCATCCCCCAATTTAAGCATATCATCTGGAGTACTGTAGAAAATTGCCCACGCATCAAACGGTTTGATTTCAAAAGCGGGAAGCAGCTTGTTTGTAGTAGCATCAAGGACATTACCTTTCACCAATCCTGGAGGATTAGTGCTTTTGTAAGCCCAATAGGTATTCTTCATCTCTAGCGGATCAAATACAAGCTCCTTAATAGCATCGCCATAAGACTTACCGGTAACTTTCTCGATCACCTTTCCAATAAACCAAAAATTAGAGTTACTGTAGTTTTCCTGCTCACCAGGCTTAAAGTAAAAGGGGTACTTAGCTAGTGCACGAAGTATTGTGAGCTCGTCTGGATCTTCGTCCTTTCCATGTTCACCATAGTGAAAGTTAAACTCTGGAATGTCATTAATAAGATCTGGAATACCAGACTTGTGATGCATTAAATGATCAATAGTCACGGATTCCCAGTAATCCCAATTGTAGTAATTAACCAGGTTAATACCATCCTTCGGAACATCAAAGCCAAACTTAAAAAGTGGATCGGAAAGCTTCATCTTGCCATCTTGAACTAACTTCATTATGGCTATCTTATCTATACCCTTACTTACTGATCCAATTCCAAACACACTACTTTTGTCAGCATTTTTGTAATACTCGAACAAAGGCTTACCATCCTTATACACATAAGCTGCGCAGGAGCTGGCTTGATACTTCTTCAAGTAATCACCAATTTGCTGTTCGATTTTATCGGAACGAACCTCGCGAAGTAGGCTTTTAATTTTTATCACTTTTGCTGTTTTGGAGTTTGAGTGATATCGATACCAGACGTCTTACCTACGGAAGGAGATACTGGTGTTCCAGTCTTTGGTGGAACTTTCATCATGGACTTAGCCTTATCCCACCTACTGTAAGCAATAGCGTTACAGCGCTCAAGAGTCTCAGCAAAGTACTCCTCATTATCGTCACTTAGTTGTGTAAAAGTAGCTCTTTCGTCTTCCCACCACTTATCCTTACCTTGATTGGTTCTAATATATTCGTTAGCTTCGATTGTAATTAAACCACGTGCCAAGTGAAGAGATTCGTGAGGCAATACTCGATTAGCGTAGCCGGGCCACAACAATCTACCTACGTTGTAGAAGCAGTAGTATTCAGCACCAGACCAGTTAGTTAATCCAGCAATATAAGCACCATCCCACGTTTCAGTTTTCCCTTCAGCTGCTAACTTATCCAAGTGAGCTTGGCAATCTTTTCTAGTAAGACCTGCAGTCTCATTAACACCAAACGCATCAAAGATTGCCATACTACTTTCACCAAAAATTAGATGATACCTCTGAAATTGTATGTTTTCTTTGTCAGGTAAATTAAACGCTTCGATAGTAATTATGTCGTGAATTAATACCCCTTTAGGTGTCGCAGCTTTTTGGCTTTTAAACTTAAAAGAGATGTCTTCTACAGTCTCAGCACCTAGTGCAGCGAGGTTTGCTATATTGGCATCCTCTTGTGAGATTTCGGTTAGGAGGTTTCTTAGCTTTATCATGTTAATAAATAGTACTAATTAATTATACGGTTAGCTTTTGGTTAGTGGTTTGAAAGTTCTTCTTTCGCATTATTGTTTTAGAGACAAGTTCCAGTTGCTGGTGTTGAGTATTGTAATGTAACACAAACGGAATGTTAATATCCTTTTGCATATCAACAATCACAGCTTCTGCTTCAGGGCCAAGTTGTGATATCTTTTTACCATACTTCTCGTATGTTTTCTGAAACATATCAGTCAGCTCAGCGTCTGAAATAGGTTTAGAGTTGCGGGGATCGTTTACTCGATCAAAGAAGTGTTTCGAGAACTCTACATCTATTCCTACAACTGCAAATAACTTGTCAGCGTATTGTTCAAGCGACTTTAGTTGCGCTTGAGTTATGCTTTCAAATAATATGTCTTTGAGTTTAATCATGTGAACTTTCTAAGCCTATCTCGATTCGCTATTGCCCAATCCTTCCAAATCTTTTTCACTGTAGGCCAGCTTGTGTTATACAAAACAAAGGTATCTTTGTAGTCACTATAGTAATCTTCTAAGGCTTGTTCGAAGGTTATTTTATTAACTTTAGCACGCTTAAGCAATCCTTTAACATAAGCAGGCACTTCTACGTTACTAGTGAGATAGTGAAAGTGACTGTGTGCTTGTGGTGCCTCTTCAGGATAAGCCAACGGCTCGTTGTAGCGATTGGATATGATATAAAGTCCTTCGAAGTTTTGTTGACCAACATGCTCAAACTCATGCTCTACAGTTTCCTTTATCTCAGACACAAACGCATTCATTGCTTTAGGAAAGGCGCTAGGATTGTATTCAATTAAAAGCTCTAGTGCATCTTCGTCTTTTTTAACAAAAGTTCTAGGTCCATATCCTGCAGCAATGGAAAAGGCATGCTCTTGGTTAGGTCGCTTAATAAACTTAATATCAACAAGCAAATCGACAGACTCATCACCTCGTACGTAGTCAAAGGTAGTTTTATATCTAGCAGTTCCACTTTTAAACGCTGTGACAATTTCACGAGATAGTTTAAGCACATACTCCTCTCGAGACTGCTCTTCGCCAGTCACCATTTCTATAAGCTGTTTTAACTTTATCATAGGAATAGAAAGAAAGGCTCTCGTTACAAGAACCTTTCATATAAATAGTACTTAGTTGAGGTTACCGTTTGGAAGCTATAAGCATTACAACTCCAATTACTGCAAATATAACCAACACAATACTTAAAGGAATCCAAAGTGGAGCAGTAACCCACCACCATGACCAGTATTGCACCGGACCGATCTCAGCAAGTTTAAGTGTTAAAAATATCAAGAACAATATAGTTCCTAATCCTAATCCGTTACTAGTGTTTTTATTCTCAGCCATGTTATTTGTTTTTATTTTTAGAAAACTTATCAAGGATCTCAAATCCCCATCTCATCAACGCTATTGTACTAATCATAAAATACAAATAGACAAAATTTCCGATCATTTCTTGTGACATATCTCTCGTATTATTGGTTTAACAAATTAACAGGTCTAATGACTAAGTTTGACACTAAATGTCCATAGTAATTCTTCCCGAGAAACTTTCTAGCTTCAAGCAATCCGTTTGATTGTTCACTCACTAACTCAGCAGCAGCAAGACTGTCAAACACCTTACCGGAAGGATTGTAATTAATGTAATACAACTTAGTTCGATAACTAGTCTTCTTACGTGGTTCTGAATAGGTCTGAAACCAATTAACACCTTGCGCTCTAAGCGCCTTGTTGATCTTTCTGATCAATTTAAAATACTCTTGTTTTTTCATATCTCTCATTTATACCTAAAGGTCGTAACTAATTTTTGTTTATGCAACAGTTTAGCGAAATAAATTAACTATTCCACCAAAATACTTGTCAAATACTTGGAGTAAGTTTTCGTAATCACTTGCTATCATTTCTTTCTTTATGATTTCGTAATCTAAGTCAAATTCATTACTAAGTTTCTGTGCTAGTGCTAATAGGTAGAAGGCGTTTCCTTCCGGACCCGTTAAATCAATTTCGATCTTAGATGCACGTGGCATCTCATTTAAACTCTTTATCATGGTGTGTTAGTTTTTAATTCGTAATAACCTGTTTCTTTGTTTTTTTTAGTCGCATACTGCCACTTGCGACCCATCTTAATATCCCAATAATGGTGATACAAACGGTTCCACGTCCAAAACTTTGTAGCAGTTTTGTTGTAACTAAACGAGTTTGGATTCTCACCAAACTCCTTAACTAGGGCTAGGATAATGTCTCCTCTTGAGCTAAATTCTTGTGTCATATCTCTTATTTTAAAAATGTTAATTCTAATGTAGCAGCGAGGTCAATCATTAACCATTAACATTCTCACTGCAGCTTCATACAATTTTTGAACTTTTTTTTCTATTGTTTTCATATCTCTTTCTTTTATACCTAAAGGTCAGAACTATATTTCAATTAGGCAACAGTTAGATAAAACTTTATTCGTAATTTCGAATAGCTGTTACTTTTGGAAAGCGAGGCTTACCATCCGGTGTGATGTTGAAGTACTTGATAGTAGCTTCCTGACCGATTAGAGTATCTCTTTCACTCCATAGCTCTTTGAGATGATCCCATCCACCATTCACTGACGCTGTGAACTTATCTCCTTGTGCTGTTTGGAATACTAATGCTCCGATCATTCCAGCTAGATTACCATTCCCTTCTTCATACCCTACGATTGTGTACTCCTCATCAATGAATGACTTATGCTTGAGTAATGACTTAGAGCGTTTGTTTTCATACTTCTCATTCAATCTAATCATTTGACCTTCATAACCAGCATTAACATAGTTTCCATACAACATTTCAACATCACTAAGCTCTTCTACTAAGTTTGTTTCAACTGTCATACAGCATAAGGTCTTGGTGTAGAGTTCCATTTTACACAATTCCTTGTATCGTTCAAAAAAGACATCATCGTGACTTGGTAGGTCGTATATATGATACTCAATCACTTTAGCACTATCTTCTAGGTCCTTAGCTGTTGGCTTGGATTTCTTCACCAGCGATACGATAGCGTTGAAGTCATTAGCATACTTGTCAGCATACAATTCCCCGTCAAATATAAGATCCTGGTCTTGTTCAAATAGTGGCTTGAGTGCTTCGAAGATGTGTGGAGCTGAGATGATTGGCTTCCCGGTTCTAGTCCACATTCCATCGTTACGTACGATACATCTAATACCATCCAACTTAGGTTGAGAGTAGATAGGATATTGAATCTTGTCAGCGTAGTCTTCCCACTTATTAGCTAGCATGGGTTTGAACATTGTACCGTTATCAATGTCGGCAACATTAGCAAAGTAGTTACGTTCTGTACGTTTCTTCCACTCCGCATTAGCCTCAGCTAGCGCTTGACCTTCCGGTGTAGTTTCATTACTTCTACCGATGTTTTTTCCAAGACAAAAGGTCCATTCTGTTGTAGTTTTGACTCCATCAACATAACCTGATATTGTTCGGTAACCGTTGTTTTCAACTTCGATTGTGTGCTCCAAAACCTTTCCGTTGGTAGCTCGCTTAAATAGTGTTTGTAACTTCATATCTCTCTTTTGTTTATATCTAAAGGTCAGGACTTGTTTTTGATTAAGCAACAGTTTCGGTAGAAAAATTCATTTCATTTAACTGAGAGAGCAACTGTGTCGCATTGGCGTTTGGAAACCTAAGATCCATTCTAGATAGCTCACCATTCTCATAAACTCGGTACTTTACTTCGATTCCGTTTTCAAGCACAACAACAATCTCATCATACTCGGTGTATCGATTAGAAGCAGAACCGTAAGGATTAATCTTACAACCACGTCCGGAGTTGATCCTAGCGTTAGGGAATTGTTCAGTTAAATTAGCAACAGCAGTCTCAACAGCATTTCGTTGTTTGTTCTTATACAACTCCTGAGCTTTTCTTGCTTCGATTGTATCTTCAATTAACTCAACAACTTTCTTACCGTTTTTGTAACCACGATTTGAAGTCTTGTAGTCGATACCAGGACCTGAGACATACATCTTATATCCTCTACTAGATCCTCGGTAGTTCCACTTATTGTACACTATATGTTCGGTCACTGAGATCTTATATCCTTTTAACATCAGGTAAGCATTACTCTCTGTGTACTTGAGGGTTTCAACAACCTCTCTATCGTAGCAAGCATTAACGGTACGTTCAGTCTTATCAACATGATAAGTAGCAGTTGGGATTAACTTAGCAAACTCCTCAGCAGCTTTCACTTGTTGAGCACTTCTATCCATATAGTTCTTAACATATAAGGTAGCTCGAGCAATCTCTTTCTCGATTGCAATTTGTCTGAGAGCAGCTTTTTCTTGTGCAGCTAACTCTTCTTGTTCACGTTTTAATTGGATCATCTCCAATTCAGCGGGGGTTAATTCAATTGTTTTCATATCTCTCTTTTTTTGTTATACCTAAAGGTCGGAACAATATCTTACAAATGCAACAAAACCGCGTTTTATTTTTGTAAGTTATGAACCGAGTTATGAACCGCTAGCTATACGTCTGAGCATATACTAGGGCACTAACTGCCAATACAGATTGGCATACGATTGAAGCAAATTTTTCTCTATCCATATTGTTATCTTATTATTCCTAATTCAGCAAGGGTTTTTGGAGTGTAGTCAACATGCTCACACGACACGCAATAGTATCGACGATCAATGCGTTTGAACAAGTTAAACCCTAAAAAAGTAAACCACTTTTCCACGAACTTTTCGTGAATATGACCGTGGATGATTCGACCAACTCTGTGCTCTAATTCCATAGGGTGGACAGGGCAATGAGACATCCAAACACCCTTATATCTCATAAGAGCTCCGACCTGGTCAACGTATTTTAGAAGCTCGGGAATATGCTTGGGCATATCGTGGTTTCCGAGCACAACTTTCTTACGACCATTGAGTCGATCTAACAGTGGATATGGTTTGGAAGACTCCATTGTAACGTCTCCTAAAATGTAAGTCATATCACGTTTATGCACGACACTATTCCACATTTTTATGACATGCTCATCATGCTCTTCTACACTAGAAAACCCTCGTTTCTTAGCCATATTTTCGTGACCTAAATGTAGGTCAGCAATGAATCTTACTACGCTCATTTCTTCTTAAATTAAACTGGAACTACGTCCAATACTATTATTTCAAAACCCTTTTCTTCAGCTGCAAATACGGCGTCAGATTCTAACTCAAATGCACGTGCATTGGCCATATCATACAACCCGTAATCTAACATTTCAGCAACTATGTAAACCTTTTTCATATCTCTTAATTTTTATCTATAATGGTACATAAAATATATCGGAGCTAATTTCAGCCTTGTTTTTTCATAAAATGGCAATTTTTCTATTTCAGGGTTTTTTAAATAGTCTTTGTACCATTGCTCAAATTTATCATTTTTATCAATTGTTTTTCTAGAATTTTTCATATCTCTTATTTAGTAATTACTTTGTCTAATCTTTCAAGCTCCTTAGCTACAGCATTTAATTTCTCAGCATACTTACGTTCCGCTTCCTCATTCCAGATAAACCCGAAATTGTAATCTGAGTTAGGATTGACTATGTAACGGCCACCTTTGTCAGCTTGAATAACGAATAGCTCCGGAGTAGCCATCTCAATAATGGTTCCGAATATCACTTCGCGAAATAATGTGTTTGTGAATTTTACTCTCATATCTCTCTTAATTTTATACCTAAAGATCCCTACATAAATCCGATTTTACAACAGTTTGGACAAAAAAAAACCACTCTTTTGGAGTGGCTTTTGTATTTATTTTCGCAATGTTATTTGCTCTTTTTTAGTTGCTTTAACTCCTCTCTTACAAGGCGTCGGATAAGTCCTTCTGCTGCCATTCCCATTGTACTACCTTTATCCATTGTATCGTCCCACATAGTCTGTAAAAAGTCCTTTACTTCCGGAGAGTTCACATCAACACCTTTAAACTTAGGATCGGATTTGACTTTGTTTAAGAAGTCTGCAAAGTTGCGTGATTCATCCATTAAGATATCTAACTCAGACATTGCTCCTTCGTTTCTCAACTTAGCATTAACTGCCTCACGAATCAACCCCTTCAAGTGCGATTTTTTAAATGACTCAGACACCGAAGCTCCAGACTTAATATAGTAAGCTCCTACAATTCCACCTTGATCTAAAATCGCAGCCTTAATCACCTTACCATCAGGAGAGATTTGTGCATATCCCTGGTAGTTAGAAGAGCGATACAAATTCTTCCACTTCTCAGTCACTGCATATGGGTATTTAGCAGCTACTTGCTTGTACGCAGAGTCCTTAAACATGATTACTGCTTCGTAGTTAGGTCCTAGATTAGGCTCAACTACCTTCTTTCTCATCTCAGCATCTTGCATAGGATGTTCGCCACCCAACATGGCATAAGCTGACTCAGCAACTTCAAACCCAGAAGGCGCTTTGTAGTTTGCATCCTTGTGAATTAAGTTCAAACGCTTCAAAGCTTCGAAGATAGCCATGACAGCATCCGAGCTTTTGTATCCATATTTTGTTGCTAAACCCTTAACGAATTTATCAACTGTTCTGTCTAATTCCGGGTTGGCAGCTTCGTTAAAAAGTGCACTAACCTCTTCGCGAATGATCGCTTCTATCTTTGTATTTTTCATCATTATTCGTACTTTTTCACCTCGTTATACAAGCCATCATACAGCTTCTTGATAGCCATATACTCAGCGTCGTCTAGCATGTCAGCAAGCATTTCCATACTCTTTTTCAAGTCGGGATGAGCAAGCATTGATAACACCTCAGAAGCAGCAGCTGGGGCAGCCATTAACGCTTCGTTCTTGAACGGGTTATTAATTGCCGCTAATTCCATTAGTCGTTTCTTTGTAGTTTCGTGTTTCATTACCCTATCATTTTAAGTTCCTTCTCAACAGCAACCTTCATTGCTTGAGTGATATTACCGATTATTTTATCACGTAAACCATAGCCATCATTCTCTTCAAACGTATCGTAATCACCTCCAAAAAGAGCCTCAGCAAGTAGGTTATCAAACATACCAGCCAACGTCATATCATCGTCATCTTTGAAGTTGTAAGGCAAGTCTTTAACAGCGTTCATTACCTGCTCTTTTGCTTGTTTAACTTCAGGACTATACTTGAAATCAAGAGGCGCTTCATTGATAGCAGCCAACTCCATTAACCTCCGTTTTGTCGTGTTATTTTTCATTTTCATATTGTTTCAAAAGCGCTTGATTCCGCGCGATTATTTTGGCCCTTTTAGCCAAGTTAACTCGGTTCCTTTTGGGCTTTCCTTCCTTTCTAGCTTTGGCCATTTTTACTTAAACTTTGCCTTGTATTACAAACTTATCAGCGTCCATAATGTACGCATGTAAAGCATTGACCACTTGTTCAAGATACGTAACATCTCCTTCAAATCGACGATCTTCACCCGCCATTTTTTGGAGATCTTTAAGCACTAATTCCATGTCACTTTTCGCCTTTTGAGCCTTAGCAATCATGGCTTTTGTAGCCGCCACTTGTTGTGGACTATACGCGCCTTCATTAAGTCTAAGACCCGCTAATTCTTGTAGTCTTCGTTTGTTTGTGTTCACTGTGTTAGGCATTAGATTATCGTGATTTTTACTTGTTGATTTTGTGACAATCCTTGAAGCATTTTAATGGCATCACGTGCACTAAGTACAGTCTCTTTTGCCATAGATTTTGCCTTGGATTCCGCCGCGCCTTTTGAAAGTGCTTTTGTGTTTTGAGTGAATGTACTAACCCAGTTATATGAGCCGGCAAACTTGTCAATTGGGAACACTTCCATGCCGCTAATTGGCGGACGTTTAGTCACCCAATCATTCTTTAACGCATCCCATTTTACGATCTTTTGAACGCCGGGATATCCCATTTTTGAAGCATCTTCAACTCGTAGAATATCACCCTTATTAAACGACACTTGCCAGCCACCACCCGGTGTGATTTTAAACGTGTTTATTACTTCAAAATGACCGATTGGCCATCCCGATGCTTCGTTAAGTGTACCTTCTTTTAACACACGTCCAACGCTCATAACATCTTCGTTGTTAAACGCGTTTAAGATGAATTGCATTTGTTGGTTGCTTGGCTTGTTAAACACGACTCCTACGTTATCATACTTAACGGGTTCAAGTCCTCGAGACTTGAGATCTTGATTGACTTGCATGATAGTCATTATCGCCTTTTTTGGGTTTGTAAAAGCGATCTTGAAGTCGTCCTTCATAGGCTTATTAGGATCACCATGAATGGTTGGTCCTAGTACGAAATTCAGCTTTTCATTAACAACCTTAGAGGTTTCTTCTTTAACGATTTTCTTTAATTCTCTCAGTTTCATTTTATATTATCTAATGCGTGGTGAATACTTGACAATGATCTCATTCTCGAACCCTTTTTCCGTAGAAACAAACAAGCTATGTGGCCCGAATTTTTGTTTAGCAATACGCTCAACTTCCGCCTTTGTTTTAGCGGGATCTTGTTGTGCGTAGTAGAACAAAGCCTTAATGTCTCCCGACGATCCAACCGGCTGTTTAAACACTCTTACTAGGTCTCCCTTAGAGTAAGTGACTCCACCGATTTTAATGCCACCGTGGTACGAATCGTACGATATTGCAAGCTGTCTGTCATTGTCAGCTCCCATGATAAGATCCACCAATTTATCGTAGTCTACCGCCGCGTTTTCTTTTAGTACACTACGTACTTCCTCTTTGATAATGGCTTTGAGTTCTCTTAATTTCATTACTGTTTTACTTTAATAGAATTACCGTCCATACTCGGATGATACAACACTCCTTGCACTTTTCCACTACCGCCGGTCCATGCTTGTTGTACGAAGATTATGCCGTTAGATGGACGAGTGTCATAGGTAAAATCCCCAGTAGTATTTTGCACTATACTACCGTATCCAACCACTAGAAAATCGCCACTAACAGTACCGCCGTCCATCGCTTTACCGCTAGATATAGAAACCTCAAAACCCACTAATCTAGCAGCGTGAGATCCTACCATGATAGCGTATTGGCTTGGTGCTTTTTCTTGCAGCAGGCCCGCGTTTTCCATTAGGCGTTTCTTGGTTAGTTTCATTGTCGTGCTCCTTTACTTTTAACGTGAGCAATTTTATCCGGAGTTATGATTTTCCAGCCATTAAACTTGCCACTTCTTACACCACCAATTTTTAACTCCATTTTACCATCTCCAACCGGTGATCCTTTGGTTTTCATACTACCAATTTTAAACCCTCTAACCTGATCCAAAATAACCGATTTAGGACGGATCTCAATTACCTGCCCTCCACCGCGACAGCGGTTTTTATCGGTGTTGTAATATCCGATCCAATCGCCGACTTTGATTTGATCAATACCCAATTGAAACTCCGGTTTGCTACCTAAGAGTGGAGCTGATTTTTGTCGACTTATGATGAATGGTGCAAAAAACGCTATCATAGTTGTTTGTGTGTTTTACTGTGTTATAGGAACATTTCTATACCGCCGTTTTCATCAAATTCCTCGATGTACTCGTCGACACTTGGGTAGTTGCCTTTGGATGCCATCCACTCTTTTTCCATCTCATCAATAACGCGTTCTATCTCGTCCTCTGACTTATCCATAAGCTCATCTCTACCCCACACGTAGTGTGCGATTGCGTCGCGATCTGAAGTACCTTCTCTGAAGATTCCAGCGTTCTCAATGAGTTGTTTTCTAGTGATTTTCATTGGTGTGTTTTACTGAGTTAAAAGTCGTCATCCATGTCCATTTCACCCTCGTAGTTATCCACGAAGTTCTGCAACGTATCTAGCACGTCCTGCACTTGTTGAGCGTCTAATGTAGTCATCCAATCCTGCAAGTCTGCTTCCAGGTCTTGCACGTTTCTCCACGTAGTTTTAATGTTGGATTTTGCCTCTCTTAGGCTGCGCTTTTTAGCCTTGATATTGGCTAGTTCCATTAGCTTTTTTTTGTCGATTTTCATGGGATAAATATACTAAATTTTTTATTTTTAACCAGCGGTTATTTGGTATAAATATGCTCGGTTTTGGATTCCCTTTTGTTAATGGGGTGCCACTTTGTACTATGTGGCTCCCATCGGGGATGGGAGGTTAAATATAGACATTACACGCAGTGTAACTCGAGTGTCAATGTCCTATAGGAAAAAAAATCACCATCGCAATGTGTACGCATATAGTTTCCGAAAAATAGGGCGATACCCACCCGGTTTTCACGTAATTATAGGGGGTGTTTTGCACGCTTTTTGCACCGTTTTTCGGGGGATATCCCCCTCGTTATGCACCGGTTTTGCACAGGGGGATCCCCTCGATATACACCGGCTTATATAGGGGGGACCCCCATGCTATATCTTTGCTGGAGGTCCCCCTGGGTAAGTGTTTGATTAAGAGAGAGATATGATTACTTACCCATGAACATATTGTTTAATGTCTTAGCTATCTGTAGTGCGTTGTCTGGTTGAACTTGTGTAGCTGCCTTTCCGTACATCCCCTGGAACATTCTACCTGAGCTAGTGCTACCGAAGTCATCACTCTTATACTCTGTCATAAAGTAGCTTAAGATGTTCATCCCTAGCTCGTTACGCATCTTAGTGATCTGGTCTCTTGTGTGTCTCATTGCTGTCTCTCCTTGGTAGTTACCAACTCCTCCAGGTCCTCCGTCGGAGAGGTTTACGAAGTAGCTGTCCATGTCTGAGTCACTCTTCACTAGTTGTCCTTTCTTCAACATACTCTCGAAGCAAAGTCCCTCTGGTGTCATCCCGTTAGGAGAGAAGCTTCCTAGTATCAGTTGCAATTCCCTGATTGTGTTCTTACGTGAGTCGTAGATGAAGTAGTTAACTGGAAGGGTTCCACCGTCGTTAGTAGTTACTCTTATCGAGATCTGCATACTTACGTTCTGTGTGTATGTGATTGCTTTGGCTATCGCTGCAGCGAGCTTGGCTGTGTTGGCCCAGTTCGTTCCTCCCATACTTCCTGATCCGTCTAGCGATAAGTGGATGTTTGCTTTCTTGTACTTATCTACTGTTACCTGGTGGAAGATACTTTCGATTCCGTACCCTGCAGCAGCTAGTCGTCTGTTGTCTATCTTACCGCTTCTAAGTCTGTTGTCGATTCGATCTCTTGACTCATTACGGGTCTGAAGCTTTCTTCCTAGCAACTGTCCCATTAGTAAGCCTTCCTCGATTGCTTTTGTATATCTCGCAGAGCTACTACCGAAGTAGTTGCTGTCAAGCATTTCTCGTTGCTCTCTTAGAGCATCGATCTGCTTGCCAAGCTCATCACGTTTCTTGTCTCCGTAAGGAAGTCTCGATCTCTCACTCTGTAACTGGTTGATCTGTTCTGAAGCAGTAGTTGAGGCTACGAACTCCTTACCGGTGATGTCGTAGTTAAGACAAGTGTACTTACCAGCTACTTGTTCGATTGTCACACCTTCCTTCTCAGCCTTGTCAAGCTTTCTAGCAAGGTTTCTACCAGCAGACTTCTTCATTGTCTTTCCGTCACCGAACTTCTTTTGCTTCTCCATGTGACTCTCGATAGCAGCTTCTTCTGAACCATCTAACTCCTCACCTTCATCTTCTGTCTCATCTTCCTCAGATTCTTCTGACTCAGACTCCTCACCCTCCTCTTCATTACCTTCACCTGATCCACCAGCAGAACCTTGGCTCTTCTGTTTCTCACCTTCCTCACCACCTTCACCTGGCATCGGTTGTTGACCTTCTTGCTCTTCTTCCTCTTGTTCCTTAGTCTTGAACTCGAGGTGCTCAGCGATCACTTCCATCATCATCAACACCACTTCTAGTGCATCATTCGTGGACTTCAATCGACTGATCTTGTTAATGTCAACTATGTTAGTTACTTCTTGCAAGCCCGGCATTGCTGTAGGGTTGAAGTTGGAGTTGGTCATGTTGATGATGTGCATCATCCAACTATCAATAGTCTTAGGGTTTCGGTACTTCTTAGCTTTCAATCCCTTAGCAACAATCTTATCGTTGTTGAAGTAGTGGTCGTACAACTTGTGGTAGTAAGCTTTGTAACCAGGAGAGGTACTGAACACGAAGTTATCAATCCTTCTGTCCTCAACCCAGTTAAGTAAGTCTTTGATCATCATTCGGATAATCCCGTGAGCCTCAGCAGGAAACTTACTTACGATCTTTTCTACCTCAGTGTGGTTACCGCTGTTAAGGATAGGCAAGATAGCGAAGTCTGTCAACAAGATGTGAGAGGCTTCGTGCAAAGCTAATCCAACTGTAACGTCGAAGTTATCATCTTTGATGTCAGTACTGATAGTAACACTCTTACCATCCGTATAAGAGTCAGTACCCTGGAAGCGAACCGGTATCTCCTTGTTAGTCAGGATCTTAACGAAGTTCGCAACAGCTCTACGATACGAGTTCAACTTGATTGATTTAACCAAGTCACTAGACTTACCGGAGAAGTCACTACTGATACCGAAGCGATCACCACCACGCCCTAGATCATCCATCCAGAAGCTAGCATAGTTTTTCTTCTTGTCGAACTTGTCTTTCTTAGTAGACTTGCCCTTGTTGAGCGCTTTTCTCAGCAACTCATCATAACTCATTTTTGTCGTTGTATTCATATCTCTTAATCTTATACCTAAAGGTCCTCCTTATTTTCCTATAGTGCAACAGTTTGCTGGGAAAAATTTTCCACTAATCTGCAGATTCTCTTGCCATCTTCTTCAGCATTTTCTCGTCTGAGAATGCATTGTTGCTCTTACGGATCATGTTAGTAAACCATGCAGCATACTTTGCCTGCTCCCACGCCTTGCGTACTGATAGTGCAGGTGGCAGCATGAGCTCCGGATCTACTATGGCATAACCCTTTCCGTCTAGTACTATGTAGTGCTTCCTGCTACCTACTTGCTTTGCTATTGTGTGTGCTCCAGGGAAGCGCTTGTCTACAAACCGCTTCATCTTTTGGAACTCCTTCTGTGCTTGTGTTTGGAACTTCTTCATACTCAGCAGATTAAAATGGTATTGCTGAACTAGTCTCCTCTTCTCCTACTAAGTTGTCAGATGTTCCATCGTTGATGTACTTCTGTACTAACTGCTTCACATAAGTCCTTTCTGACTGCATCCCTCCGTCGTTAGAGTACAGTGGGTAGATACTCACTTGGGCTGTCTCTTCGATCGCAAACCCGTCAGACATTAACCCGGCCATCTCGATCACTGATCGTGTAGAGATCGCAGTGGAGATCCTAGGTGAATCTGTCAGTACCTCTGCTCTTGTCTGACCCGCAATCTCTGCGATGTTCTGACAAGTCTTCTTAGGCATGGCTGGGTATAACTGAGTGAGCAACTTAGACTCCTGAGCCACAGTCAAGTAAGGTATCTCTGCGATCGTGAATCGGTCAAGCATTGCTCGGTCCATCACACGAGTGGCGGTATATTCACTACCGATGTTCGCAGTAGCAATGAACGCTACACCCTCCGCTACATGCACTGTTGGAGCACCTACGGCCTCATCTAGTCTCAAGTATCTCTGACCTGGGTCAAGTACCGTCATCAAGATGTTCCAAGCTTCAGGGTGTGCTCTCGATATCTCATCTAAGAGAATCACTGTGTTAGGTGTCTGAATGGCTTTCACGAAAGCAGACTCGTTAAAGAAAGTACCAACCTCTTTGGAGAAGTGAGTGTTACCGATCAGTGTACCTCGTGGATCCTGTGTGGCTCCTAAGTTCACATAGAACAACTCACGACCTAGGGCCTTAGCAACCGCAATGGCTGTCTGTGACTTACCACACCCGGTAGGTCCGGTCATTAGCATGTTACCTCCACGCATCGCAGTACGACACATGAACTTCCAGTTAAGGTCCTCAATATACAAGGTAGAAGGACGTTTCTCCACACAAGTGGAAAGGAAGGCCATCACCTCGTTAGGAGCTTCAGAGACCGCAGCATTTGCAGGCTCAGCACCTTTCATTATAGACTCTAATGTCTCAACTGTAACCTCTTGACCGACACGCATCCAAGAGGAATCCTCACTAGCCTTGGCTAGATTCATTCCGGCCTTGAAGGCACCTTGAAGGGTTACATACACAATACCTTTCACTTCCTCTCCGGAAGTCGAATCGAAGGCCTTAACGACCATCTTACCAGCCTTGCCAGGGGCCATCTTTACTTGGGCAATCATTGGATAATTCATAGTTTTCATATCTCTCTTTTTAAATTTATACTTAAAGGTCATTACTATTTTTCGAGTTTGCAACAGCTGTGCAAAACTTTTTTACATACACATATAAGTTTCAGACTGGGACCATCTCTCGTACCAAGCCTTTCCGTCCTCTACTACCAACTCAACGGGAATCCCTTTGTGATAGATTGTCTTACCGAATACTGACTTGAGGTTGACTTTCCCTCCCTTGACACATGACACACGGTAGTTGCCACCTTCATACTTCACGATCATTCCCTTGACGATCTCTGCTGCTTTGTTGTTTTGATTACTCATATCTCTCAATCTTTTATACCTAAAGGT